CACCAGCCCAGCAATTCGCTCCAACGGCGCAGCCGTTTGTACCACCAGCCCAGCAATTCGCTCCAACGGCGCAGCCGTTTGTACCACCAGCCCAGCAATTCGCTCCAACGGCGCAGCCGTTTGTACCACCAGCCCAGCAATTCGCTCCAACGGCGCAGCCGTTTGTACCGCCAGCCCAGCAATTTAATCAAGCGATGAATCCTGCGCTGTATGCCGGGTCTATGCCGCCGTCGTCATTCGAGGCACCCGCATCGAATACAGCGGCGTATGTCCCTGTTTTCAGGAAGCTGGGGGATGATGGTGAAGGGCAATATCTCATTCCTTATATCGAGCCTGCACCAGGGCAGAATATATTATGTGCTCTTGCAGGTTCTGAAGATGTTGAGGTACGATATCATAAGTTCAGACTTCCGGGAATTCGTAACGTTGCATGTACACGAGGTATGTGTTGTAAGCTCGACTCTAAAGGGTCTCCCCCCTCACGATACCTTGTCGCCGTTATCGTTTTTGCTACCGATGCAAAAGGTCTTCCACTTCTTCCTTATGATCCCAAGATCGGGGTAATTCAGTTCAGCAGTATGAATTATCAGGCCTTAAAAGCGATTAAGGCCTACGGTAACGACATGATGAATTACCTGTACGGGATCGCGAGTACGGACTACGTATTTCGCTCCAAATCAATTACTGCCGTAGGTAATTTGCGTGAGGATATGTTTTCCGTGGTAGAGGCCGCACGGAGGAGATATGAAGCTATCAAGGAGCATATAGCCGATCCGTTCGCTATAAAATATTTCCAGAACCAAGATGAGCTGGCTGGACTCGTTCATCACGGTAGGATGCTCTCGATGCAGACTCAGCAGACTCAGCAGACTCCTCAGCAGTTCGCGCATCCGTATCAGCAGCAGTACAAGTAGAGATTGGCAGCACGAGTAGTACTGTAGATAGATTCACTCCTGAGAAGCAGCCCATAATGGGCTGCTTTATAATCAACTCAATCTTAGAAATGCTATGACTCAGAGCGATATAGCTGCGTCTTTTATGAAGGTGTTGAAAACAAACACTGCTACATCTTCTGGATATGAAAGGACGCGGTACGTTAAGACCGACGTTCTTCCCTTTGATGCCCTGTTTGACGGTCACGGACTCCCGGTCGGTATTTTGATTGAGGTGTCATCACAATCAGGGGTAGGGAAGTCAACTCTCTTTCTTCAGATATGCAGAAACCTTTGTGCTAAAGGTAATTTCGCTATATATGTTGATGCAGAGAGAGGGGTAACTGATTCACAGCTTGAGGGGGCTGGATTGTTTGCATATCTCGATACATCATTCTTCATTTTACGTGAGAATGTGTACTCGAAGTTAGCTCCCACCCTTGATGAGCTTATTAAGCTCAAGCCTTCGATTATCATTATCGACAGTATAACTGCCCTGATGTCGAGTAAGATGTTGAGTGCTACAGACGTAGAGAAGGTTTACGGATTTACTGATTCAGGAACACAGAGTGTGTTTGTTAAGCAGTTATGCACTAAGTGTGGGCTACATGGGGTGACTGTAGTTCTTATAAATCAGCAGAGGACTAAGATCACGAAAGGACTATCTAAAGTAAAGGGGTCAGGAGGTCTTGCTGTAGAGTATTACCCGTCTGTGCGTATAAATATGCGCATAATCGGGAGCATTCAGAATAGCAACGCGATATCTACAGACAAGATAAAACTTCCGCCCATCGGTGCTAAAATAGCTCTGACCACTGATAAGAGTCGGTTCGGGAAGGCAGTCGTTCGTACTGCGTGTATCTATTTTGGATACGGCATAAGCAACGCGGCCTATATTCAGGGTATTCTCATGGAGAAGGGGTTCCTCACTCAGAATTGTGCTTGGTTTCACTTAGAAACTCCCGAACTCGACGTTAAAGCACAGGGTTTGAAAGAGCTTTCAGACGTTATCAGAGCTAACTTCGGATATCTTTCTCAGTTAGTTCTTGGTACACCCATACAGGATGATGTACAAGGGATTTCAGACGCGGCAGGATCGGCTGGATGTGTTAAGACATCAGACACTGACTCTGTGGGTGGTCACGATGAAGATTAGAGTTATAAATTTTCAAGGAGTGTCTGACGCTACGATAACTGTGTCGGGGTTCACTCTCCTCCTCGGCCCGACACATTCCGGTAAGAGTTCATTTATACGGGCTATATTATCGTCTCTATATCTCACAGTCCCCTCCGATTATGTTAAGTTCGGGGCCACCAGGGCAGAAGTAGTATTGGATACTGGTGACCATGTATGGATGTGGGGTAAGGGGTGTGTTGGTAGTCGAGATGGGTCACACCAAATAACTATTGATGATATCATACACGAAAAGATAGGGAGAACCATCCCTATATCATTGCTTCAGATAATCGGGTTTGCTCCACAGCAAATCGAGAATAGTACGTTCTTTCCTCAATTTCAGCGACAACTTTCTTCATTGTTTGCGCTTGGTGATGACGTATCAAGCTCGATGTTATTTAATCTCATCCTATCATTCAGTACCTATGATAGGCTACCTGATATGCGTAAGGAGGTGTTTACCGATTTAAAAGAAGCTCTATCAGTAAAGCAAAGTAAAGAAGCAATATTTACCCACATATCGTCACGATGGGAAGGTATCTCGGCGGCGGGTATAGTATATGAAGACTCTGTAAACCTACGCGCAAAAGCTGTAAGTTTACTCGATGACATTGAGACCATAAATTCCTACATCTCTCTCAGTCATAAGATTGAAGCAAAAAAGTCAGCAGTAGATGGTGTTAAGGATATAGGAGATTCGTTGTGTCAAATGGTTAAGTATATGGAGGCTGCAAGAATTGCGCGAGATATACAAACCTCCCGGAGAAACCTTGATTGTTTATCAGCCGTGCGCATTAAACCTTCTGTATATGACACAGTGTCACAAGTTGCGGAAGAAGTAAGAACCATATCTGCGGTCAGCAAATTACATGATGAACTGTCTTGTAAATATGCTGAATATACGAGGTTCACATCTATCCCGTCATTAGCTGAAATAACTAAAACATCGACAATACTACGCGAGATATTAAATGCTATAAGCATTATCTCGCTCTCCTCCCTTATAGAAGGAAGGAGGAGGAGATTAGATGCTACATTATCCACAGTATCGGGGGTGTGTTTTAATCGTGTGTCATCTGAAGTTGATTTATTACGATCATCTACAAGCAGACTATGGTTCTTTATAGGTATTATACATAAGATGCGCATCGCTATGCACGCATTGCGAGATTTAGAGAGTAAGGAGTCATGTATTGCAGGGGAGATTTCATCAGTTACTCGTCAACTGAGTAAATACACTATATGCCCACTATGTGGTGCATCAAGAGGAGGAAGTATGTCACAAGCAGAACTGCCTACGGTAGCTGAAATAGAGTTACTACAAAAATCAGTAGCCTCATTACAACAGCAATATGCCGTGGTAATGGAGCGTAAGCGGCATGAGGAGAGCGTAATTGCTGATTTAGAGGCACAGGTACGTAAACATGGGTTTAGCGACAATGACGCACTTAAGGCGTATGTCTCGTCTATGGTTCCGAAGGTTAGACAAGAGTACGATTCATTAGTTCAGTATGTAAATGCTGCAACCCTTGCTCTCAACCAAGCCACGTCTATATGATGAATGAGATAGAGTCAGTAGGGCTGCGTTCGTCCCTCGATCTTCTATGTTCTGCTCTAACTAAATATGAGAGCATTCGTAACATGGTGTCTTCTGACATGGCTTCTGCATTAAAAGATGCAGAAGCCGCAAGGGAATCAACTCGCATACTATTGCGAGTGACGAACGCAGTTACTGAGATACAGGAGGCGGTATCATCTCATACTGTCTCCTTCGTGGAGACCTTTATATCGAAAGGAGTTCAGGCTGTATATGCAGATAGGAAGTTCTCTATTTCACTTCGTGTCGGGGAGTCAGCCAAACGAAAGACTTTGACTATATATGTCATTGAGGACAAAGGGGGAGGAGAGGTAATTCAGTCTAACCTAAGCGATGGGGCTGGTGGTGGAATTCAGGCAGTGGTTAGTTTCCTGTTTCAGGTATTGGCTATTCTCAATCAGAAGTCGTACCGGATATTATTTCTTGATGAGGCACTTAGTGCCATTTCTTCCGAATACCTTCCGGGCATGTTCAGCCTTATAGAAGGTCTAATTCAGCAGTATGGGTTTAAATTCCTTATGATTTCTCAAGACCCTCGGTTTTCGGTTCTGGCTTCTAAGACGTACTATATGCGAGGTGGTAGTATAATAAAGGAGGAGTCATGAATGTATTCTTCATAACTGACTTACATATATCGGCTACGCCGCCATCTTCCCGTAAAGATGATTTCCTGTCTTCTGTTTGTGGTAAGGTATCGTATGTGACATCTTTAATGGAGCCTGATGATTGGATGATTTTTGGTGGAGATGTTTTCAATACATCATCAGTCCCTGAGAACGCAGTTAATTCTCTACTGGAAGCACTTCCTGCTAATGTAGCGACTATTGTAGGAAACCATGACATGAATAGGAGGAGTCGCTATGGGTTTAACAGCACCAGCTTGTCTCTTCTCATTAACTCAGGAAGAATAAGACACCTCACGAAACATCCTATGGTGTTTCATGGATTAAACCTGGTTGGTTATGACTACAACGACGACATTTCGCTGGCAGACGTATCAGGGAATATTGTAGTAGCTCATAAATTCATCTGTAGGGATGATACCTTATATGACAAATCGGAGATTTGGAGTTATGCCGATATAGAACGGCAGAAACCACACTTGATATTGTCAGGTCATGATCATGTCCCTTATGATGGAGTTATTTGTGGTGATTCACGGATAATTAGGCCTGGTGCATTGTCGCGGGGGACTGTACATCAATATAATAGAGAAAGGGATGTTTTTGCTGTTCGTCTCAGTGTTGTTGATGGGGAAATATCTCCTCTGATGATACGAGTCCCTTGTTTGTCCCCAGACGAAGTGTTCTATACAAAGAACGATGATACTCAGGAGGTAGATAGAATTTCGTTGACTGATTTTCTGAAATCAGCGACCAGTGCCGCTGAGTTTGGCACTATAGACTTACACGCTATTGTATCGGCTATGAACCTTGCTGATGATGAGCGAGAAACCCTTAATCATTACGCAGCGCGCTATGGAGTAATTTTATGAGCAAGAGAAAACCAGATATCCAAGGTGTACAGCGTTTCCCCGATCCTGTCAAACTTTACTTTAAATCTGACAAGGTGATAGATTTCGTGAGTACAGCTACAAAGGTTCCTGTACATGGTCTAAATATGTATGAAACATCTGTAATGATAACATTTACAGACGGAGGGAGTTTATGGTTGTTTCAGTCGTTCGGGATCACGATAAACTTCAACATGCCTGTAAGGTGCACAGCAGTCACCCCTCCAGATAATATCTTAATCCCACTCCATATCTTATCTACCATCATCCCGTGTATCGAGGGTGGTGAGGAGTTAGAGGTAGTTATTATAGGAGATGAGATATTTATTACTGTTTACGGAGGGTCTGTTGATGTGCATGGGCAGGTAGGTGTAGATGATTCACCATACAGTGAATCAGCCGCTATACTTCGCGAAGGTGTCAGCCTCCATAATGTTACGTCTATAGATATAAAGTCTTTGGTAGATGCTTCAAGACTTTTGAGTTTAGTTAGGTCTAACGCATCCCCCCAACACAGGCTTCTGTACTTGTCAGAACATGGAGCTACAGTATTTACAACAACAGCGGCAGCATATATAAAAGGGGAGTTCCCATCGACAACCTTTACTGCCAAGGGTATAAATGTATTACATAGTTTTATGTCTGTTATTGAGAATGTGTCACTGGTAGATACGGAATGTAACATAATTGCGTATAATGCTGGAGATTCTCTTGTGCTGTGTAAGGCGGCTGACACTATACCATTTACTATCTCGCATTTGTTTAAGGCGGAAACCCCGCCACCTATTACGGTTAATACCCAGAGGATATTAAATATATTAAATATATTACACGTATCCGCAGAGAGTGAAGGGACTATCGTGGCGATATCCTTCTATCTCAATGGACTTATACTATCGATGCCTCGGTATCAAGCATCATCCCCCTCCTCATTTGCGGTGGGTATAGCTGAAGGAAAGACCCTGTATGAGGTCAAGATTCCTATAGATTCTCTGGTTAAATCTATCCCCCTTTTACGTAAGGACACCGAGATAGGAGTGTCATACGCGGGTTCCTCGGTGTACCTTCTTGGGGGTAAGATCACGCTGGTCGTATTTGGCTGTAGTTAATTTCGTATGACGGTCATTTTTATATTGCTTCATTTCTCATGACGCGGTATATTTATAACTGTCACGGATGCTGCTGCTGCGTGACTCTCTATCAATCATCAACTTATACTCTACATCATGACTGTAAAAATAGGAACCGTACATGTGCTCACCTTCACAAAAAAGGATGAAGTTGTTGAATTTATCCACAACATAGCCGTTGGGTTCACCCCGAACGAGGCAGTACCTTTTTCAGTACATTCCTATGGCGGTGAGAAGATTTATGTTATCGCCCGTAAAGGCGGGACTAAGGGTGTCGAGCTTCAAGTCTGGGGGTACTGTATGCGTAAGCGCGCCTCCGAATGGGTGTCTGTGCTTGATAGCACACCTTTGCGATTTAAGCAATGTCTTGACTGTGGAAGTCCCTTATTACCCAACAACCATGCACACGGATTGTGCAGAGCGTGCTATAGCTTGAGAGGAAAATCTTCAGCATCCTCTCGATCATGTAGAGATCGGAAGGAGAGATACTTCGCCTCATGGGGAGTTTGTGATGGACGTATGCGAGATTTTTATGGTACGAAGAGAGAACTGATCAACAGACTCAAGCGGATCAACTCAACCACATATATCGACGACCTTAGAGTAACTAAAGATGAAATTAACGGCAAGGTGTTGCATGATGAGACGACCTCTGGATTCTTTAGTGATGACGAGTGGTATGAGATGACAGGATGCGCTCCTCGTAATGAAGCAGGGGATGTTGTGCATAGAATCATCAGTCCTCTCCCTGTAGAGGCTATAAATGACCTATTCCCTGTATGGGGGAGGGAAGAGGAGTTTGCCGTACATCACATATCGACAGATGATGTGCACAACACGATAACCTTACATCTTACACACAGGCTGCGCTGGAATGAAGCATACAAACACCTTACCTCTATATTCCCTGGAGCAGCAATTTCCACTACAATTCCTACGCATGACTTTGATATGATACGTGTTGTAGTTAGTGGGTCAGTAAAAACCGATACAACTACATATCGTGAATGTTTTACTGTGGTGTTTAGAGGTCTGTATAGATGGGTTAGTCGTATAATGTTCCCATTCATTGAGCGAGGGAGAGAATGGCAGAATATACCAAGATATTCATCCCACCCCTTATTAAGGGGCCAGTGACAGAGCGTCTTGAGGCGGAGCTAAAAGAAAAGCGTCTTAAATTCTTACAACTGAGAAATGATGCGTTAGCTCTAAAAGAAGAAATAAACACTATCTCCTGCAACCTACAGTTAGCACGAGTGAGCGATGATTCAGTCCTCCCTCAGTGTGTTGCTGTACATCCTTCATCTTTTGGTGAAGTACGGAGGAGGGTGGTGATAGTGCAAGCTATTCCATCAGGGGTGGTATTTGTCAGGGGGGTTGGTCAGGAGGAGCTGGTACGGTATAAGTTTCAGGACAATGTGTGGGTAGAGACATCCTACAAAAACATGAAATATAAAAACCAATCAGGGTACCTTGAGGATGTACCATCGTATATCACTGAGGCATACCACACCAGAAGGGTGAGGGTGCGGAAGCCTATGAAATCACTGGCTGCTATTGAAGAGTATTTGCGGGGAGATAGGCATGAAGTACACACAATGTAAAGGGCTACTCCTGCCTGTGGTCAAGTTTAGCAAGGCTGGTGTGTTCCCCAAGGTGGCGGCAGCCGGGCCGCCGGAGATGGGCGGTGTGTTCCCCAAGGTGGCGGCAGCCGGGCCGCCGGAGATGGTCGGTGTGTTCCCCAAGGTGGCGGCAGCCGGGCCGCCGGAGATGGTCGGTGTGTTCCCCAAGGTGGCGGCAGCCGGGCCGCCGGAGATGGCCGGTGTGTTCCCCAAGGTGGCGGCAGCCGGGCCGCCGGAGATGGTCGGTGTGTTCCCCAAGGTGGCGGCAGCCGGGCCGCCGGAGATACCACTGGGTAGCTTACTTAAAAAGATGGTTGCAGAGAGTCAGGGCTTCCCTCTGAGGGAAAAGAGTCAGGCGTACCGAAAATCTCCTACGGAATTATCATGGCTGATCCTGACCAGTGTAACTCCCGAAATACAGAAACCCACCCTATGTACAACCTATGAGTACGCAGAGGTATCACTCAGAACAAGCTACGATTCCTTCCCATCATGGCCGCCCAGTCATGGGCCGTATGAGTGTCTTCTCACTCCATTTTTACTCCGTGCTGAGGTAGTAAAACTGAAACACTCTACACTCTCATCATTTAGAGAGTTTCAGCTTGCCATTCAGGGAGGGAGATGCTTGGTTACAGGTCGCCCTCTGGACTTATCTGTCGCCGTTGTCGATCACTCACATTCGCGCAACCAGCATGATCCTAATCGGTGGAGGGTACGTGGGGTAATACACCGAATGGTTAATTTCATGATCCCTGAGAGGCAATGTACCCGCGCTGGAGTTCCTGTTTCCGAACTACCGAAACTTCTAAGACAGATAGCAGATTACTTAGAGAGACCGACCCTCCTTTTCCTGTACCCAGAAAAAGAGCCATTAAAGGTGGTCATGCTCTCATCATACAACGAGCTTGCACGAGCTATCACAGCAGCAGGAGAGCCACTTCCTAAGTGGTGGGGGTATCGATACCAAGGCAAGAAGAAAGTACAACGCCTTACAAAACCATTATTGCGTCTCTATACTAAATTAGGAATTGAGCCAAAGTTCTATACATCATGATAATAGATTCTACAGCCCTACCTCCTCACTGGAAAAAGATAATAGCCTCAGAGCCTACAAAGTTTAAAGGAATGACTAATGTATTTGATGGTGTAACTGAGTCATCATTATATACTATGCTATATGACTGGGCAGGAATTCCCAGCGGGTATTATATAAGGTCGGCTATTAGTGGGAAGCATGAGCACTATTTAGGTGCTATGCCTTTGGCATTTATATCCACCCCAATGACAGGGAATTTAATTCTTACTGAGGGGATCGCAGACCTTATGACTGTCTATCGATATGCAGAGTGCGCGGCTGCCATCTTAAATAACGGTCTCAATATGTATCAGACCAGATGGGTATCTATTCTATATAAAATAGGTCTGATACGTAGAGTAATAATTATACATGATAACGATATTAGACCAGACGGTCGTAATCCTGGGATGATAGGAGCTTCATACTCACGTAAACGTCTTACGAGTTTAGGGGTACCTTGTATAATATTCCCAACCCCATATCATGCTAAAGACCTGGGAGACCTATTCGGGGACTGCCGTATCCCGACCTTGATAAGAACGTATGCAAATATTAAATGATGGTGGCAATTATTTCAGTTGACATCTCTTTTCGTATGTGATATAGTAGTTTAGTCGAAGTTAATAACCAACCAAATAAGGAGCAGTAATGAAAGCAATATACAGGTTCGGTAGTGGAGTTCGAGCTATATCACCAACAAAAAAGGAAATGGATTACATTTCACAGGTGTATGGTGCAACCCTTGATTGGTGCGAACACAAGGATGGGAGCTATACCTTATACGGTCTTTTTTCTAAAGCATCGGCAGTGGTTAGGGAGTTTTCTCATGTAAAAAAAGAAGTATTGCACGTCGCATCACTGATATGATGCGATACACACCTTTCCTTCGTCGCTTCATGGGTACGTTGCATTTACTGATGTGGTTGTGTAGGCTGATAAACAAGATCATGCGATACTTTATAACAAGGTGATAATATGCCAGTATTCGTCAAGCTATGCACACGTAGCTGCCCAATGGAGCAGTGCCCCACCCGCACATCCTGTGTGACTTTGTGTTCATTTAGAAGGATTAGATCGTGGGTAGGCTATACTGGGTTCGCGTATGACGGCATAACGGATGCTGAGATAATATCATCAATGCAGTATGTTAGTATGTGTAACATACACGTTGAGTGGCAAGACGACAGAAAACTAAGCGAGAATAACATAATCCCTACTGCGTTAAAACACGCAGTCCGGGTAGCAGCATTAGTAAATGAATACGTAGAAGGTAAAGGGTTTCACCCTATAACAATAGATACATACTCCATGCGTCCAGGAACATCGGGAGTATCTGACGGGAATCATAGAATTCGCGCCCTTCAGTTTTTAAAAATACCGTGGTTCCCCGCGTCGTTCTCTGGAGATGTGGAGGTGTTACGTAAAATATCAGTTAAGTCAAATGTAGTTAAACTAATCGCAGTGTAACCCATGAGGGGAGAGCTATGCTTAATCATGACAAGATTGTACAAGACTGCCGCAATACAGCCGCACCAGACGACTGCCGTATAGTTGAGGGTCTAAAGGCCTGTTGCAAGGATCGTCGCCAGAAGATCATCAAAGGTAGGATAAAACTCATGTGCGCCTATAAGGCACTAACAAACTGCGCGTTCAGAGTAAACTCTCTACGAGAGAGTTTGACTAATGACCACCTCGGAGAGTTCGAGAGCACACTCTGTGACATAGAAGGAAATATCACTAAGGCTATGCGTTTTATAACCGAGAGCTTACCACGCAATACAGAGCCTCGTAACGACGGAGAGTCTAAAGACGAAACATCCCTCCTACGAAAGGAGATGGATGAGTGCCGTTCTAAGTTGCGTAAAAGCGAAGAAGAGCGCATCATGCTAAACGATGTGCTACATGCTATCAGAGATGAGGCGCGTGCGGCCCTCCTATCAATCCGTCAAGGGGATGAGCGTTTACATGATCCGATATTTATCGACGGCAATAACAGCATACGTACAGCGGCAGGAGAGTCCTCTCAGCATATATTCACGGCCGAGATACACGTGCTCCACATACTCAAACACCCCCTCCCAGAAAGACCGAACATAAACCAGGAGTCGAAGGAATGTGACGCTCTTCGTGCTGAAAACGATACTCTGAAGCGAAATACGTGCGCAGCGGTAGCTCGCGTCGAGGAGTTACAAGAGTTACTCCAGAAAGAACGCACTTCCACTAAAGAAGCAATCAACGCGCTTCACTTAGAGATATCTTTCCTTAAAAAGGGAGCTAATTCGCGGAAAGACGAATGTAATTCATCTCAGTATTTCTCTGAGAAATTACGGAGTCTGTCATCTATTCTGTCAGATATACTTACTGATGCACGGGTACGGAGTTCCGTCACTATAGGTGCGTCGTATGTACCGAATGCCGATATAAAAGGAATGATCCGAGTAGCTAAGGAGAGAATAGGAGAACATAAACGAGAGATATTCGTTCTCGCCACCGCCCTCCTTAGACTGCGCAGTCTGGTTATCATGTTTGGAGGGAAAGACCCATTAACTCCCTCTGAGGTGTCCTACATCGCGGAACTCTGCGAGTAATAATCAATTACGGGCTGGTTCCTTCCAGCCCGCATATAATCTTGATAATATCATGGCATTCGTTAGCGCAGTGTGTGGTCGCACTCTGGTGAACTTACACTCAGTCGATAATTATTTTAGGGGTATAACCCCGATAAGTAACGTCAACGAAATCACATCCACCTCTGATGGGAGGTACGTATCACTCCTTAGCTCGGATACCCGCATCGAGTCAGTACGTTCTGGAGGTATATGCGACGCAATAACAGTGGTAACTAAGTCTGGAAAGGTTATTACAGGATCACCAGACCTTCGCGTACTTGCGTATAACCGCGAGGATAAAGATTGCGTAGAATTCGTGTCGATATCATCGCTCACCCCATCCTATGCTGTTGTTGGCGGTACGTGCAATATCCACCCAGGATCGATCACCTCCTCCACCTCCTACAGAAATGATCTATCTAATATAGCTAATCTTAACTACCGTCAGCAAATCGCTGTAGTCTTAGGGAGCATATTACATGTATGTATCCCTTCTATCTCTTTCAGTAATAATCGTAACTTGTTCTTGAATGTATCATCGTTCGATATTGCGAATACAGTATCTTGTGTTGCTGGGATGGCTGGATGCTATTCAGCGATAAAGGAATATAGACGACACAATTCTGACAAACCACCTTTCACAATTTACCTGTCTCCTATGGGTAATGACTCAGTTTTTAATATTATGTTGATGGAGCAGTACCTATCATCGACATATCAGCATTATTTGAACGGGAGAATAAAAAATCAACGTAAGCATTCATCGGTAGTTGGGAGAGATATTCACCCCGTAAATACGTTCTATCGTCACAGTAATATATCAGGGGCATATAGAGCTTTACAAGATATAGAACCGGACTGTTGGAATATTCCTCCTTCAATTAGAGACCTTATTATGAGTAATTATGTGTCTAATATAGGGTCATTGAGACATAACGTAACCCCTATAATGTACTCTGAAGTTATATCCTCCGTTTCATCATGTAAGGAGATGCTACATTGTCTCAGGCTCGATCATCCTATGGTCTTTATGGGGAATGGATTTATTCTACAGCATCCATAGGATTTACTACTGTTGCTAAGAAGTTTATCTTTACAATGACAACTACTGGGGTGTAATATGCACAATGCTGTGTGCGTAATTCATGGAGTAACACCATCTACTCTCGTACAGAGTTCTGAAGGAGTTAGGGAAATAGGTGATGTAGTCACATGTCCGTCTCCAGATATTGTCTGTGGGATGAATATACACGATATATGGGCATATCGTCGCATTGGAAACAAGCCAGCTATTACCGTATTGACCTCATCTGGTGGAGGTATAACAGGGTCTCCGTCGCAGCGCATTGTCGTGTCTAACGACATTACAGGGAGTATAGAAATAATCCCTATGTCATGTATAGGGTGGCAGCATAGCTTGATCCAAGTTTCTTCATCATTTTCATCATTCCCTCCCGATCATTCGGTTTCAGGTGGATGTTTTATACCAATTAGCTATAAAGAATTAACTGCGGCAGACCTAAGACATCAGATCGATCATGTGAAGAACATGATAGACTCCTCTATAGACTGTGAAGACACTTCCTCTGATGTAATCGACCTTAAACTACCGTCATACAGATACGCGAGAGCAGTCTCTGCTGTCACCCGCGCTGTCAGATGTTTTACGAGCATAGACGTAGAAGTAATAGATGATGGTGCGCAATTAAGGGTTAGTATCGCCCCTCTCTGGAACCCGTCACAAACTGTAGTTAGCTTTCTCCCTACACGACAGGGTGGATCGAGATGCAAATCCTTTAACGTATTCTCACATTCAGCGCATTCATATCAACTTCTCCCTTTGCGCAAGACACCCTCATCCATCATGTTAGGATGTAGGAAGGTGAGGGAAGATGTGGCAAACATCATCTCTAAGTTTACGTTTGAGAGCTGTACCTTATGTTTCAGTAGGGTTATAGAGGTAAGAGATGAAGTCAAAGACCTAACCGCATTCACAGCGGAGGGAACAGAGGCTGTTGTGGCTGAAGGATATATCCTCCCTCCTTCGCCTGTGTAGGGTGTTTACCCGTCACGATAAACACGCTTAAGCTGTTACGAATATACTTGTAATTAACTAAGATATATGCTATGTTAGTAGCAATACAGAGTCCCTACGAAGTAACAGCTAAATACTACATATACCGAGGTAAGTAAATGGCATTTGTGAATCTCCTACCAGCCACAGGAATAACTGGGCAGACCCTTATCCAGACTACGGATGGGGTTAGAGAACTCCAAACTTTCTTCGGAAAGAGGGCAGGTACTCCTGATTTTATGGCATCTCCAGAACTAAGTCCAAACACAGGACGCACCCTTACTGAAGGGGATCGTATCTCATTACCTATTGGGGCTACGGTCTCTGAAATTAGTCGTCTCATGTACACAGGATTAGACCTTACTTACAAAGTCACTACCATCTCAGGAAAGATTATACACGGCTCCCCATCCCTCCCCGTTTTGGTTATGTGCTTTGGTAAGAAGCACAATATAATGCAATTCGTTCCGATGTCGGATGTATCTACTAAGCATTTCATAATTGGGGCTATCAGCAATAGCACTCTATTTAACGCATATCTCCGCTCTGACGATATTGCGTATATAAGGAGTATTCAGAAAGGAGTCACCTATGAAAAATTCATCATACTTAACCTTAGAGAGCAGATTTTAACAATAGCTGGAATGATTGTTAATCGCATACCCAGCTATAGGATATCAAGTAAACCTACTCCCCCTGTAGTAAACGCCCCCTCTTACCGTTATGCTTTAGCTATATCAACTGTAGTCGGTATGTTCGGGTGTTTCTCAGTAATCAGAAGAACGATATCATCATATCGTGTTACTATAATCCCGACATACCACGAGTCGTCCTTTAACAAACTTATCCTCGAATTACACAAAGAGCAAGGAGATATCGACTATCTTTCAAGCCTCCCGCGTAGCTCATCGGAGCCGACCTTCTTTAACTCAGCCAGGGCTGATGATTGTGCTATGTACTTTCCGAGAGATGTAACGAACGAGCAGTACCTCTTAAACCTCTGTAGCGAGGATCGTGACGTAAAGAGAATAACCTTAAGAGCGTTTACAGGGAAGGATAATAATTTGGGTGGAGGGGTTGCAGGGTTCACCGACAAAGTAACTAAAGTGGAGTGGCTGGAAAAACTACCCTTGTATGGGATTAACGTAGGAGATGTCCCTGCATTTACTGCTAATGGAATGATTGTATATAATTCACAACTATAGCGGATATACTATGATAGAATACATCACCAAGAGGATGATTTCATTAGATACTATGAATGAGATCACAAAATCAGTGCGCAGATTAGAAGAAGTACTCGCTCGCCAGGAGTATCGACAGGATATGGCCGACATCTCCCGGCACAGATCGATTCTTAATTCTGCAATTCGTAAATATGCAAGAGGGAAGGAATGTCTTAGCTGCAATGATCCATCTCTTATACGTATAGCAGCCAACCTTCAGAAGGCAAGAACCAGACTTTTTGAGGCAGAGAGATCATTTATCGCCAAAGAGAAGGATGAGACATCTAAAATGATAACCCTGTTGAGGGAGAGTTACATCCTTTCTGAACTACTACGTAAGACATCAATGTTTTATATTGCGTTTGATGCGAGCGGTACTGCCGTTAGTCTTAACGTCACGTTAGGGGGAATATTGTGGTTGTTTCTGGTGTATATATTCAAGGGGGAGGCGGCTTCCCGGTTCATCCTAAGCCGTGACTACAGTCTCGCTACTATCGACAATATCTTGGGTGGAACTTGGAGAGAATTAACTAAGAACATAGCCACTATTTAATATTTCCATTATAGCTAATGGAGGAGTGTGTATTGCTATGGAACCGCCTCACGGAATTAGATTTCATCGCCCTTCAGTGCACCATGAGAATGAATATACTGAAGATGAGACTAAACGCGCATTGAGTGAAATCACATACCACCAGCTCGCAGCTTCAACTGGGTACGCTGATATAGCCCGACTGAATAGAGTGAAGATGCGTTACGACATATCATCATCTTTTTGGCAGAAGGCTGCTTCCGTATTGCCAGAAGAGAATATGTTGGAGCGAGCAAACTACCTGTATGCGGCAGGATATGATCTGCATTACATTGGACGGAGAGATGCCGCTATGGTGCTATATGAAGCAAGCCTCGCGATTCGTCGCGCACTTGGCGATGTGGTGTGGCAAGCAATTATACTGCAAAGTATTACCTCACTACAGTCAGGTAAGCCTCCTGATTTGTCTATACTCTCATAACAACATTATCACCATCAACTAAAGTTTATCGTGAGTATCATGGATAACAACCGAACCGTCCCATTTGTAGGTCTTTCCGCTCTTACCAATGTCTTTAACCTTTCAGCTATTGATCCTTCTGCGATATCTGTATTCAGATGTTCCGGCCGCCAGGAATTTTTCCGTGAAAAAAAGGACAACCCCGATCAGACAACTACATAGTCTTTTCCCGTACAGTGGGACTCCATTACTTATAATGTATCCCAACATGCCCGGAACAGGTGTGCACACATTCCGTAGCGGTTGTGGACAGGCATTGATGATCAAAACAAATGCGGGGAAAACTATAATCGGCTCTCCAGAGCATCCGGTTCTCACTATAGACACAAGAACCGAGGTTATATCCTTTATATCTTTAGAGGAGGTTACTACATATCATCATCATCTGGTAGGGATAGCTATGAATGCGTGCAACTTAGACCTCGATGTAATGATACGTCCGGTACATCCAGATAACTGCGATATATCACGCTTCCTCTCTCTCACGTATGAGGAGCAGATACAGATTATCGCCATTAGGTCTCTCCTTTCATCCGCAGGAGGATTCCTTACGATAAAGGAAAGTTCCCATAACTACGCCCTATCCCTTGCTGCGTCAGCGAGTTTAATGGGGTGTCATACTTCAGTATCAAGATATATAAACCTGGATGACGAAGAGCAGTCGTACACTTTTGTACACATAAACCCTCTCTCCGAGTCATCTATTCTAAACCAACTTTTGATGAGGCTCTGTTCCTCATTTAATTCTCCACAATCTTACTACAACCCAATATACGCTTCAGCTTGTCGCGGACTGATGACTAAGCCCCAATCATCTATGGATGGATACACGGAGTGTCTTTTAGATTTAATGGCCCCTGACCCCTCTCTTCTTTACTCTGATCAAGTGACAAGGGCCGAGAGAATAGACACCTCTATTCGTCTTTACGAGATATGCCCCACTATTCGTCATAATGACTGGGCTGACGGGTACATCGTAGGTGGCGTAGCAAGGTACCCAGAATCAAATTCTTGTGTACATATTTGAACACATAAAACAGGAGATCAAAGATTATGCGTCATCTTAGACTGGTACCAAGTGTAGGTGTCGCTGGTGACACCCTTGTTCAGACCAACCAAGGAATCCGCCCAATATACAATACCTTTCCGATACAAAGAAAGGATCACGGTATCAACATCCGGCAGAAATTGAACCATATAAGTTTTGGGATAACCCCCACCCCCTCTGCAATCCTTCAGTACATAGGGCATAGACCAACTGTCAGAATCACTACGGTAGCAGGGAAGACTATCGAAGGCTCCCTCGACCATCGGGCCATGACCCTTCATCCCATCTCAAACAAAATGGAATATACTCCCCTTGCTCAAGTGACACTGGGGCACTATCTGGTTGGGATGGTAACGAATCAAAATGTGGTCACACCCACTCCATTCTCTCCAGGCAGGGATATCCCTTGTGAGGAATTCCTCACCTTACACTATGCCGAGCAAGCTGATCGCGTATCCTCTCTGGTTTTGAAAGAGAAGTCTCACACTATCCGAGCTACCTCACCTTTGTATGCTCGGTCTCTTGCAGCTACTGCGAGTATGATGGGCTGCTACAGCTCTATTGACGAAGTAGTATGGCCTATTGGAGCCAGAACATGCTACCACGTCAACCTTATCCCTATGATGGAAAACTCGCTCCTTTCGCAACTTGTAGGATGTAATCTTTGTACGTATAGCCGGACGACTGCAAGGGACTATAAGGGTGAAGCTAATTACATCGCTGAGTATGCCATTAGTGACGAGATAAAGGAGGTTATACAAAGAGTTAGAGAGTTTAACGGGGTACTGTTCGCGGATCGCGTGTGTAGTATGTGTACTGAATACTCTGAACATACACACACAGACCAAAAAGGATTTATAGAGATTTACAACAAGATTCCTCTTTACAGTTTGTACGTTCCACGGTATCATTCTTTTGTTGGAGATGGTTACATCTATCGCAGTGCACCCCGCTCGGTAGCGAACTGAACCAACTTCATCTTTTTGATCATTTATACCACCATATACAGGACTATAAAGCCATGAAGCTCATCAATATGACCTCTCCCGGCCTCGCTGGCGGTACCCTCATCCAGACCGCCTGTGGTGTTCGTCGCATCAATGATCGTAACATCACCCCCTATCCCACCCCGATGCCCGGCCGTGCCGCAGTACAGGCTGCCGTCAAGATTACCACCGCCTCTGGGAAATCCCTGACTGGCTCCCGCGAGCACAGAATCCTGACTATCCACAAAACGACAAGGGACATACTTCCAATCCCTATATCCCAAGTCACCAAGAACCACCACTTGATCGGCGCAGCCGTTAGCACCTACACCGTCCTACCCGAACGTGAAGAGGCAGAGCTTAGTCCTACGGAAAACTCAAGAATCACCCTCCTCTCCTATGAGAAGCAGGTCGCTGCAATCACAAATCTCCTTACGTTAATAGGGGGTCGTCTCTCTCTGAAGCTCACATCCCCTCACCGCACTCCCCAGTTTGCCTCGATGGTGAGTATGATGGGGTGTCATGCGTTCATTTGTACAGAGACGAACATCATAATTACCCCCCTCTCTGAGGATGCCCCCCTCAACAGGTTCCTCATGATATATCACGGCTCATCCTCCTTCTATAATCAGGAGGAAGCCTTGAGATGTCGAGGACTGATGGCGAATTCTACAAGCCTCCCTTCTGGGATGAAGTCTGATCTTGATCAGTTTCTTTCTACCCCCTCAGTTTTATATGCAGAGCAGGTGGTCAGTATTGCAAATCAGGGTTCGCTCCCCTTATGGGATTTGCGCTTATGTAGCACACAGCCAGCTCTTGCCAACGGCTTTATCGTCACTGGCGCAGCGAACTGAAGCGACTTCATTTTTCATCCATTTCCACCATCAGAAAAACCGGAGTATAGAAATCATGATTCTCTCATCCACACCCGGCATCGCAGGCGGCACTCATATCCAGACCTCCGATGGAATCCGCGCCATTTTCCCGGTCTCCACCGGAAGAGACGATGACTTTACGATTGTGTCCAACAAAGACAGCCTACATTTCGGCAAGAGCCTTCATCCGGCCACCCTCACCTACACTGGGATTAAGCCGACCATCAAAATAAATACCTCCGCAGGAAAGTGTCTAATCGGTAGCTATAGACACCAAATCCTCGTCCTTGACACCATAGCCCAGAAGGTCGAGTACGTCCCCCTTGCCAAAATCACCCGGTACCACCACCTGATCGGAGTAGTGACAAACAATAACCCCACCTCTAAACCCATCCACATCCCCACCTTTATCCCCTACATGGATTTCCTTGCTCTCCCCCTCCCAGATCAGATGGACTACGTAGCTTTCCGGGTTCAGCAAGCAAAGTGCCTCTCCCTTAGACTCCCCTCCCACCTCTATGCCCAGGCTCTCGCTGCGGTAGCAGCGTTGATGGGGTGCTACAGCCAAATCACCTACCTCCCTACATCCGGGGGTTCACCCACCAAGTTCTTCGTAAACCTCACCCCTCTATCTGATTCCTCAATCCTCTCTCAGCTTGTTGATCCTGACCACTGCTCCTATGACCAGTGCATTGCAGATGGATGCAGAGGGGACATCATGTACAGCATGGAGTACCCCCGTAGCGATGAGGCCTCAGAGACCATAAAGCTGGCTGAGGAAGGAGGGGGGACTCTCTATTCAGACCAGGTAACATCTGCCGATGCGGATGTGCGAATCCCCCTCTATGTCACGCACGTTCCGCCCATTCATGCTTTCATCGGCGATGGCTACATTCAGCGCGGTTCCACCGCGCCAGCAGCGAACTGAAGCGACTTCATTTTTTTCGGCCATTTCCACCATCATCAAAACCGGAGTATAAAAATCATGAAGCCTGCCCGCACACCTGCCGTATCTGACACCACGCTTATCCAGACCAGCAAAGGCATCCGTCAAATCCGCTCCCTCTTCCCTACTCTCAAAGCAGAGGGTATCAAATATACCCCACCAGAGCAGACCGCTCTCCATTTTGGAAAAACCACCCACCCTGTCTCCTACCTCTCCTACTCCGGCGTAAAGCCTACCACCCAGATCAAGACCAGCTCCGGGAAAGTCCTCATAGGCTCCTACAACCACCCAGTCCTCACCCTCAATCCAGAAACGAAAAGGATTGAGTACATCCCTCTCGCTCAGATCACCCTGAACCACCACCTGATAGGGGTAGTAGCGAATACCCCTATCACAGAAACCCCTCCCTCCCCCTACGAGTTCAACCACCTCCCCTACCCTGCACACATGAGCTATGACGAATTTCTCTCAGGCTCCTATGCGAAGCAGATGGGCTATGTAGCTTTTCTGGTCATGGAAGGAAGCCTCTCTCTTAGACTCCCCTCCCTCCTCTATGCTCAGGCGGTTGCTGCGGTAGCAGCGTTGATGGGGTGTTACAGCAGTATTAAGAGGGTTCCTCCCTCCCTCTATTGCGGAAGAGAGAGATTCCTCATAAGTCTGGTTCCTCTGGTAAAGGACTCAATCCTCTCCCAGCTCGTTGGCCCATCCCTCTGTTCCTATGTCCTCCCCCTTGCCAGGAACTGTAGAGGGGCAGCTCAGAAGATTTCGGAGTACTTCCGCTCCTGCGACCCACCTCTGTCCTTGCGACAGTTCAAGCGAAGTCACCTCTATGCAGACCAGGTGGTTTCTGTTGAGCTGGCTGACACGATTCCTCTCTACAGCATGAGCGTCCCAAGGACACAAGCCTTTATCGGCAACGGTTACATTCAGCGCGGCTTCGTCGCGCCCGCAGCGAACTGAAGCGACTTCATTTTTTCGGCCATTTCCACCATCATCAAAACCGGAGTATAAAAATCATGAAGACCAGTCACACCCCTCCCGGCCTCGCTTGGAACACGCTGACCTACACCCCCGAAGGCATCCGCACCCTCGATGACTGCCACCTCTCTCAGCAGACCAAGCACGCCCACGCTTGGAATGTCAACGCCATCTACACCGGAACCCACCCGGCCATTGAAATCACCACCAGCTCTGGAAAGCACCTGACCGGCTCTCCGAACCAGACCGTCCTCACCATAGACAAAAAGACAGGGCAGATATCTCCAACTCGTCTTTCCGAGATTACCAAGAACGCTCACCTGGTAGGCGCAGCCACCAACCCCGCTCCTCTCATCTCCACCGAGGACGACCCAGCAGCTAAAGTCGAAACCATCCTTTACCCCACTGTCACCAACCCCGTTTGCTTCACCTACGAACAGCAGGTCAAGGCCGTAGCCAAGCTCATCTTCGCAAAAGACGGCCACCTCTCTCTGCAAACTCGTTACCCAGTCTATGCCCGTCAGCTCATAAATGTGGTAAACATGATGGGATGCTATGCGGAAGCATCCATAGAGGAGAAATCTACTTTCCTCATCATCTTCCCCCTCTCTGAGGAATCTGTGCTCAACAAGTCCCTCATGAGCTACTACAATTCCCCTTCCCTCTACAACCCTGTTGAGGCGGTGAGATGCTGTGGGCGGATCACTAATCCTCATCCTCTTTCTGGCTCCCTCCCTTGCCCCTCAGTCCTCTTCTCTGACCAGGTATGCAGTGTAGAGGAGCATCACCCAATTCCTCTTTGGGATTTGGGCTTATGCAGAAACCATGCAGCCGTTGCAAATGGCCTCGTCCTCACCGCGCCCGCAGCGAACTGAACCAAGTTCATTTTTTTCGGCCATTTCCACCATCACAAAAACCGGAGTATAAAAAATCATGGCATCACCCTACAGCACAGCTCAGAACACCGCGACCGCGCACCGCCCACAGACCTTCAAAGACGTAATAGGCCAAGAAACCCCAAAAGCGGCCCTCAAAGCCATCGCCAAAGCACCGGCCACCTCTTTCCACAGCATCCTCCTCGCAGGGCCATTCGGTACCGGAAAGTGCGTCTCCGGCGATACCCACATTCAAACCCCCAACGGCATCCGCCAAATCCGCTCCCTCTTCCCTGCCCTTAAAGCAGAAGGAATGAAGTACGTCCCACCTACCCCCCTCTCCCTCCACTTCGGTAAGACCACCCTCCCCGTCAGCTACCTCTACTACTCCGGCATAAAGCCGACCATCAAAATCACTACAGCCGCAGGGAAGAGCGTAATAGGCTCTCTCCATCACCCAGTCCTCACCCTCAATACAGACACAGGGAAGGTCTCCTATACACAGCTCTCCAAGATTACCGTCCACCACCACATCATAGGGGTAGTAACGAATACCCCACCTCCCTTCCCTCCTTTCCCCTCTTACGAATTCCGTTACCTCCCCTACCCCCTATGTATGACCTATGATGAGTTCATCTCTGGCTCCTATGAGAAGCAGATGGGCTACGTGGCCTTTTTGGTCAAGGAGGAAAGAAGCCTCACCCTAAAAACCTCCCACCTCCTGTACGCTCAGGCGATTGCAGCGGTAGCTGCGTTGATGGGCTGCTACAGCCGAATCAAAAAGGTTCCTCCCTATTCTCTTGGGGGCATTGAGAGCTACCGTGTAAACCTCATTCCTCTGATGAAGAACTCAATCCTCTCCCAACTTGTTGATCCAGTCCTCTGCCCCTACAGCCAGAAGCTGGCGAGAAGCTGTAAAGGGGAGGCTCAGAAGATTTCAGAATACCTCCTTGATGAGAAGTCCGCTGTGGTCTTACGGCGTACCCGGAGGAGTGCTCTTTTTGCAGACCAGGTGGTTTCTGTTGAGCTGGTTGACTCGATTCCTCTCTATGACCTGACCGTTCCAAAGGTTCATGCCTTTATCGGTGATGGGTACATCAATCATAATACTACATTGGCGAAGATATTTGCCAAAGCAGTTAATTGTTCTAAACGTAATGGTGACGCTTGTGGGGAATGTATTCAGTGTATTACACATTCTAATCCTTATGAATATGATTCAAGTGTTATTGGTCGGATTGAGGCAGTAAGGAGCCTACGTGAGGATTTGAGGTCTAAGCATATTGGAGGATATAGGACAGTCATATTTGATGAAGCCCAGAGCTGCTCCCGTGAAGCCCAGTCAGCGTTACTGGCCTTAGTCGAGGAGCCACCACAAGACACCTTCATTATTTTCTGCACAACAGATGCAGATGCGCTGTCCGAGCCTCTACAGTCACGGTGTCTTCGTCTCGATCTAAATCTAATGTCCTCACAGCAGATCAAGGAACGAATTGATTACATAACAAAGATTAAAGGAAAGGTGCTTTCCGGTGACGTTATTCGGTCTATAATCAGTAAGTCACGTGGTCATGTCAGAACCTGTGATAATCTACTTGACATGATCCTACTCGATGAGGTAGAATCGGTACATACACTTAAAACAACGGTTCCCACCTTTTTTAGCATGTTAGTGGCCTCTTCACAAGGTGATTACACTAAGTTTACAGATTATCTTAACCAGACTTTACAAGTACCGCTGGCTACGTTACGTGATGATTACTTCTCATTCCTTGAACAGCTATCTGAGCACTTCCTTAGAGCAACCCCTCAGATATCTCACCTGCGTAAAGCGATACCGGTGTGGTTGAGGATTTCACTCTCTCCAATATGCACGAACAGTTTCACTGATGAGAGGCTTATGATGGCATTCTTTCGTTTCCTTTATCACAACACAGCACCACCTACAGATGAAACCAATAAAGACCGAAAGTAGAGAACCACTCCTCACTAAGATTGATGCTCTTGATGCTCAGTGGGATGATACATCCGTCCCACTGTATCATGCTCTATGTCGTGTGGTTTTCTTTAAGCATTTCCGTAATACACTAAGGTTTGTCGGCAGTGATATTTTTGAGGACTTAGCACAAGAAGGGCTTGCTAAGATTTACTCAATGCTGAAACAGGGATATTACAATCCTGCGTATAAGCTATCAACATTTCTGTACACGGGCGTTAGATACGCAATGACAAATTTTCTGAAAGCTCATTATGAGCATCATGCAGTCTCTTACGAAGAGCTTCTTGATAGCTCCATAGCTGAGATACAGAGTGATCATTGCGTGCAAAGTGACATAGAGCTGCTTCCTTTAAAAGAGGCATCTATAGAATCTCTTCAGTATGATTTAGGAGAGATGACGTTACCCACCAGATGCAAAGTCCTCTCCTATTTCATTACACCAAAGAAAATGCTAAATCTAACACAGGTAGGCCCGACCACAACTAAGTTTATGTCATTGATTGTCTCTGACAGATCGAGATTTAAGCTGGCGCACATCCTTGAGCAGAATGGGCAAGGTGATTTATTGCTGGCTATGCTCTTCCTCTTCCCTGGGGAGAAGATTCAGCTTCCGACCCTTGCCGACATCAAGACCATTCAGATGCAGGCCGAGATGTACCGCCTGTACAAAAAAGGAGTAAGCATTCAGGAGTTAGTCACGAGATTTTCGTCACGAACTAAAGAGGTTACACGCCTGATTGCATACATGATTGATCTGGAGCACCGGGCTGCCCTTGGAGAGATAGGGGAGGGGTTCCCTCAGAAACGCACGGAAAGGGGGTTAAATTCGTTTTCTGGCGGAGAACATCCTGACCTACCACCTACCACCCAAGAAGCGAAGAGAGAGCCAATTTCGGTGGGTTCTGATGAGTCTTGGACTGAGGTGGATTACCCGTCCCCAGATTTCCCCTCAGATACACCTGCTGAACCCGTTACCGAACCCGCCGTTGGCCCTTCTGACGACCCTGATGGGTCTTGGACTGAGGTGGATTACCCTTTTGCAGCCTCTGACCTCCCACCAGTGCCGATGTTCGACCTCTGCCGGGCAGAGCCGGTAGTTACTAAAGTAATCTCCTACAAAGAAACTACCCGTGGAGGTAGTGTCGCCCTGGATCGTGCTCCTTTATCTGACCACCCTCCAGTACCGAGAAGTAGTGCCTTTTTCGCTACAATTCCTGTATTTACCCCATCACCAAAGGGAATACGTCATGACCACGCATAGCCAAAAACACGGGGTTGTATCCCCGGATACAGAAAACCAGACCACCCAGCATCCCAGCTTAGGGTGTCGCACTTTCGTGAGAGGACTGATAAGTATCCTTTCTAACTTCGGAAACAGGTCGCAGGTTCCTCTACACCTCCGCCCAAAAGGACTTCCGCATAAAGAAAATGAGGTTTCCGAGGTACCGAGTATAAACCCCGTAGGAAACCCGTCATCAAAGGGACTTGGGGACTTCAATCTCAGTGATTACAGGGATTTTCACACACTGGAATGCCTTGCGTCCTTCGCTTGGAAACAGATGCGGAACCTATCTCCGAGTATCACTGAGATGCGGAAGTACCTCTACGGGCCTTGTTCCTGCCTTCAAAATCAGGGCCGCTCTGAAGCACCGGGCTTCACCTATGAGGAATTGGCAGCAGATGCGCTCCATGACCTCCAAAAGGGGAATCTCGTGAAGGCCCAGACCTTCTTTTCTAAAGCCGCAGCCAGGAAAGAGGAAGAAGCCAAGAAGGCGTTCCAGAAAGCGGCGGAAGCACTTCGACATCAGGCCGCGCTGATGTGGGTAACAGACCCAGGGGAGGCTGTTGCACTGTATCGGAGGGCTACAGAGCTTGACCCTAACAATGCTAATGGATGGGTTCTATTACGTACTTTACTACATCAACTTGGGTTCAAGGAGCAGGCTGAGGATGTGGGCAGGAGGATAAATGAAAACCGTAAAGAAGATCACTGATGAAGGTGTATAACTCATCCCTAAGAGGACACTATGAATAGATTCAGTTGCGACGTATTGTCGGCTATCAGGCATTACGCAGTGTCAGTATATCGCTGGACACTACGGCGGGTAACATCCCAACATAAAGGCAGGTCATTCTCAGAGATGTACTATCACTATAAGGCATCACATTATTTCAGGAACTCCTCTGATATCGAGAACGCTGAGATGTACGCTTTTGATTTTGTCACTGTAAGTCATCGCCTAATGAACCAGGGTGTAGCTAACGCTGATGATGTCGTAGCAAGGGTGTGTACTCGCCTATTGCGTGATGAGGAACTTGTCAATAGTGTGCTTGGTAAATACGATATAGTAGCAACTGATAACGGCAAGCTCTTTACTCTACTCCCCTTGCTCAAGCTGATTCAGGAAAAGAAAGTACTATACTCCGATTTAGCTATTATATTTGGCTATGACCTCTCTGCTGTGCTAAAGGTGATATATGAGGGTGGTGCCGATGTACACACCTATCACCGAGCTAAGAAAATAGATTGTTGGGAGCTTAAGACTATATCCCCTGACACTAACCCCACAGACCCATGCACCAAGATCAGACCATACATAAAGAGTGGTGACGTGTACGCCTCTAAGAAGGATGAGGACTAAAGCATGGACACCTAAGCGGGCAACCGTTGCGGGTGTCTTATCAACAATACAACCAAACACAGTATCATGCCCCCATCAACAGTAACCCTATCAGCAACATCAATATCTAAACAGCTTAGATTCCTTGACCAGAGGATTGAGATTCTATCGAAGTACGCTGCACAGCTTGAGACCGCACTATTCTCAGAGCCTATCGGCGAAATTAAGGTGGGAAGCGACGCATATTTCAAGTTCACGAAGCTGTATATAGAACTCCTGAAGGTGACGCAAGACGCGGGGGCTACTGAACAAAAGGCCGTCGAGCTGCTGATGAAGGTGTCCCCAAAACCTACCGTATCTAACCGGGAAGCCGATGAGATGTATGCTATGTTGAAGTCCATGAAGCCCGATGAGCTGGGTATGCTGAAGCAAGCGTACCTACTCCTCTCAGCCCCCGCCGCGCAGTCGAATGCTGCCTCCATTACCAAGCAGGCTCGCCAGCTCCTGGAAGGCCCCCCGCCCCCGTTCGCCATACGCCGAGGGAGCATCGACCTCCCGGAGGGCCAGGTAGTGCATAAAGGGCGCAAAGGAAGCCCGTCCGTCGTTAAGGATTCTGAGGGCGTAACCAGGCTGGTGTTCCCGGATGATCCTGGGCCGGTGAAGGAACCACCAACAGCTCCGTTTGCCGACACCCTGCTTGCTGATCCTGATGATGAGCTTCTCGACGGCCTGTCAGCCTTCTTCTTGGAGGCGGCTCCCGAATGACTGATGAAACCGTGATTACCCCGGCTGAGGAGCCAAGGTGCAATGTCTCACACCTACTCAGCAAGATCGCATCAGGCAAGACATCGCTCAAGCAGTTAAGGGATGTTGTCCCCATTGAAGAATGGATTCACTCCCCGTATTACTCCGGCTACGATGCACGACATCTGTATCCGTACTGGCGCACAGAAATCATCAATTTCATCAACAGTGGCTTGGCTGAGTGGATTCTTACAGGCTCCATCGGAGCCGGTAAGACAACCGCAGCGTCCTACGCCTTGATTTACAAGCTCTACGTCCTCTCCTGTTTCTCTCCAATCCCCGCTCTGTTCAATCTATTTACCAGCACTGAGATATTCTTCATCTACTTCTCCGTCAATATGAAGCAGGCAGATCGTACAGGGTACGGCAAGTTGAGAAGTATTGTTGACAGTATTGAGTATTTTCATGAGAACTTCAGAAGAAATACCCGTGTAACATCGTCACTACAGTTTAAAAACGTGAATGTGATTTATGGGTCTGGTACAGATCATCAGATCGGTCTCGACCTGTTCGGTGTATTTCTCGACGAAGGGGATTTCTATGCCGTGAAGGGGAGCGGTGGTAATGAGTTCAGTAAGGCACGCGATCTATACACGTCAACATTTAACCGTAGAAAGGCTCGTTTCTCTCTTGGTGGGATTGACCAGGGTATCTCTTTGCTTGTATCCTCGGCCTCATTTAACTCATGCTTTGTTGAGCAGAGGATAGTGGAAGCCAAGAAGTCCAAGTCAGCTTACATATCTGTAGCTGTTGGGTACAAGGTCATTGTCCCAAGAAAATACTCAAAAGAATGGTTTCCGGTATTCCCTGGCAGCAAGGATGTACCTACGACCGTCATTAAGAATAGACACGACATATTCGACATCCTAAGACATCAGGAGATGCCTATCCCTGAAGAGGACTTCGTTATGCCATACGTTGATGTGCTGAGAAAGTACATACGCATTCTTGGTTTGGAGAAGGTTCCTATAGATTTTATTGAGGCGTTTGAGCAGGACATCAACAAGGCATCTCGTGACGTTCTTGGTGTCGCTGCTAATGCGATATCTGGGTTCCTTACTGCTGAGGCTATTATAGACACTGTGCGTTATTATGTTCCTAACCTGTTCAGTAGGTCAGTAGTGACTTTATCAACTAAAAGCGACACTCGACTTGAGGACTTTTTTAACGATAGCCCTGTATTTAGCAGGAGCACTCCACGATGGATTCATATAGATCAATCAGTATCATCTGATAGGACTGGCATTGCGTGTACACTGGTGGCTGGCTCTGGTCTCAATGCAAATGAATTCCTTACATGTACAGAATGGATGGTTGCGATATCTCCGCCTATTGAAGGGCAGATTCCTGTAATCAGGTGCGCTGAGTTTGTCATCCACCTACGTTCCCTTGGATATAATATAGTAAAGGTGACAATGGACACATATCAGTCAACCGCTTCATTACAGTATTTTGAGAGTGAGGGGATTCCCACCGCAATACTGTCTGTTGATAGGGATGACGTGGCGTATGTAACACTGAGAAAGCAGGTGTTGCAAGGTGTTCATATAAGCTGTGAGAACAGAATCTTTATTGATGAGGTGTCAAAGTTAGATTGGGATCGAGAAAGAAGGAAGATAGATCATCCTGATCACGGGTCGAAGGACATAGCTGACGCTGTAGCCGCTTCCACTCATTGTGCAGTTCTCGAATTCCCGTATCACTCGGTTCAAGTCGTCATGTCTGACGTTAAAGATGAAGATGACCTTTATGATGACTTCATGTACCCACACGGGAGGTATCATGAATTCAAAAAGGTAGTCCAACTATTACAACAGGAGTACCCAGAATGAGTTTCAGTTCATTTTTTACTGGTGACGATTCAAAGCCAGTATCACGATTCAACGGAAGAACGATATATGAAGCAAATGTATGCGTCTATGCCTGTGTAGGAGCAATAGCAAGATGTGCTGCATCCGTCCCCTATGTGATTAAAAAGGATGAGACTATCATAACTAAAAAAGACCATCCCTTGCGCATCCTGTTATCAACACCAGCAGACTATAGCATACCATCATGGCGGGAGTTGATTCGTAGGACGATAACACTCCAGCTCGTATCAGGTGTCGCATACTGGGTGATACGAAAGGAGAAAGGAATTCCAGTAGGAATTTCTCTGAAGTCCCGCAGGAGCATTGAACCTATATTTAATGATGAGGATGAGATAGAAGGGTATAAGCTGCGTCTAACAAGATCAGGTGGCTCTATCGATATTCTTTTACCTAACGAGGTGATAGTTTTTGGGGATGTAAGCCCTTATGATGAGCGCAAGCAGCTTTCCCCTGCTCATGTTGCACTATCTGAAGCGTTTCAAGACTTCAACATGAATAAATGGAACTCTGAATTCTTTCAGAAAGGGTTCCACGCTGACATGATGTTCAGTACAGATCAGGCATTAAATACAGAACAGCGTCAAGAGATTGCAAACGGTATATCGAAAGGAGCAAAGAAGGATGGAGTGATTATCCTACCTTACGGTTTAAAGCCAGCACAAGCACAATCACGCAGAGGAAAGACCGAATCAGACTTTACCGATTCAAAGGATAGCGTGAAGGAGGCAATATGCGCGGCATTCGGTGTACCTCCAGCAATGGTGGGGCAGTTCAGGTACGCCAACTACGCCAACTCAGAGCAGCAGGTTCAGATGTTCTGGACACAAAACATCCTCCCACGGCTTACAGCCCTGCATGAGAACGTGTCTATCCGGCTGGCCATGCCTCTGTTTGGTCTCACTACTGAGGCCGATTTGAAGGAGGCCCGGCTTGCCTTTATCGACTTCAAGGCGGTTGGTGAGACAGCTAAAATATACTCAGAGATGGGGTACAGCCGGAAGCAGATTGCTGCCATTTTAGGCAAGCCTGAGCTTGCTGTCGAGTACGAGGATGATAAGAAGGATACCCGCAAACCGGATCAGGCAGACGAGGAACCGGGGCTGGATGATACCGGAAACCCCCCAAAGGAAGACGGAAAGTCTGTACTCATGACTAAAGCGAGGTGGGAGTCTGGGTACGCTCTTGGGTATTCTGGGATTTTAAAGTCAATCAACCAAGAATGGAAGACCTTGATGGAGGTTTTCTACGATCAGATGCGTATCACGTCAACTCGTAACATTAAACATGGATTATCCCCAGAATTGCTTACGTTTGATTGGGTTGATAGGTTTGCTAAGATGGCAGAACCCATTGTCCGTGAGATGTTCAAAGCTGGTATCTCGGTGTTCCTGTCTGAAGAGGAAATATACAGTAAGAGTGACAAGTCTCTACCATCTTTTACTGTAAGAAAAAACTACCTAAGCAGTCTATCTCATGCTGAACAGGATGTCATAGAGTCTTCTATAAAGGTCTTCACAAAAAGATGCAGGTCTATAGGTGATGACGTTTTAGGTGACTTCAACTCAAAACTTATTCCAATGTTCTTCTCAGGTGCCACCTCCTCCCAAATGCAGGCGAAGATAGATGAGCTACTCGGTGACGATGCAAAGGACAAGAGCTTATCTATTGCCCGTGGAATATCTGGAGCTGGGTACAATACATCGCGCTACTTGATGTTCAACCTAAGAGGAGCTGAACGGCATAAGTGGATTTCTTCTGAAGATGTATTAGTTCGTGACACACATGAACTAACCAACGGTACAGAAGTTACTATAGGTGAGAAGTTCCCTCACACAGGTCTATTGTACCCCCATGATCCTAATGGTGCTACCAAAGAGATCGCGAATTGTAGATGCACGACAGCTATTACAGTGTTTAAGAAAGACAGGTCTGCTGCTCCTGATATGCAGGCTATTAAAGATGCAATATGTAAGACAGGAGCTGAAGCTACAGTAGAAAGAATATCTTCTTCAGAGTTCTACAAGGAGAACTTCCCAAAAGGTGTAAACCTCACCTCCTTGAGTGTCGGAGACCTACTGAAGGTGGAGGACTGGGCTGCTGGGCAGTCCACCATAGTCCGTGCAACAGGGGTTTCCCCTACCCAGTTCATCCATGCTGTAGATTTCAAGCATGTCCCCCTGAATTCTGATGCGCTGAAGGATGCCTACCAGACCATGATTGGGGAGGATGTCAGCGAATACACCAGAGCGGTGCGGTCGCTTACTCAGCCGGAGCTGATCATGAATCCGGCTGTCGGGGAAATGCTGTCCGCCTCCTCCGACCTGGGGTTCGCCCTGCACCAGCTTGACCTTGCCCCCATCAGCACTATGTCTGGCATGTCAGCCAGCCCGGTAGGAGCAACGATGGGCCTTCTGACTGGAGAGACCACTACAGCCGCCCTTGAGATTCAGGAGGCCGCTCCGCTGGCGGCCGCCGCGTACAGAGCATCGTGGGTGGGGCTGGGAACTGCCCCTGGGGTGGCCGCAGCGGAGCATCAGAGCGTCGCGGCTGCCCTTGGTGCTGACGCATCCCTGCTCGCCGTCAGAGACATATCACAAGAAGCTGCTGGGGAATTGATGAAGGGAGAACTGGTACATCAGGGATATCAGGGGGCCACACATGCAGGATACGCATCTATATCTGGGTACCGTGTGGCCTACATCCTTGATGATGCGGAGGAGTTCTGGAGAAAGTCAGTTCTCATGACGGTATCTCGTACAGGGAAAGGAGCCTTCAACGTATCCACATATAAAGATCAGTTAGAAGCTATCTTTATTCGCGGCCTGTGGAGAGTAACAAAGGAGGTCTCTATCAACGGAACGGCATATATATGTGTTAGAACAGCAAGAGAGGATTATTATTTCAGGCAGGTTCTTAAGAGTGCTGGGCCTAAGTCCTGTATAATTAGTCAGGAAAAACAGTCCCATCTGGAGCGTTGTGCTGATGTAATGAAGAACGCATTTAAATATGTTCGGGAGAACATCACAGAGGTGAAGGGTATGGCAGATGTAGAGTCAAGGATCGCCCTCTATAACAAGTATATTAAGGAGGTAGCATGACAGCACCATCGTCAGTTGTATGCAAATCTCTGGTAGGGGTTAAAGGAGGGGAGAAAAGATCACGTGATGTGGTTGACATTGTAACTAAACTACCAGATGACAAGTCGTCATTCAAGTTTTCTGCCGTAGCCAACACCATGTCTCTCGACAGAGACAATGAGGTGGTGATCCCGCAGGGGTGCAAGATAGAAGAGTTTCTGCTAAACCCCGTAATGCTCGCGACACACAATTATAGGGGTAACTCTGTGGGCCGGGTAGATTCTATCCGGGTGACCGACAGGGTAGAGTTCGATTTCACCATTGCAGAGACTGCTGACGGAAAAGAGCTTCAGTATCTCTACGCGAACAACTTCCAGAGAGCATTCTCTGTAGGGTTCATGCCGCTTGAAGGGTTCTGGGTTGAATCCACAATGCCTGACATTATCAAGATACCGATCAATGGGCAGGATGTAACTATCAACCTTTCTGCATATAAGAGACGACCAGACCTTATTATCACATCATGGGAATTGGTAGAGATTAGCTTGTGTGCGGTAGGGAGTAACCCGGACGCTCGGCTTATTCGCCAATTCGCCCCTGGACTCGATGCAGCACCTGAATTCATCAAAAGCGTGACGACAGAGAAGATAAAGTCGTTCATCAAGAGTATTAACCAGGATGTCTCTACTTCGTTCGTTGTTCCATTCACAAAAAGCTCGTCTGTCGTTGACTCCTCCGAGAATATACAGTTGGGAATCACGAAGTACGCTATGCCTGATGGCGAGGTTGACCTAAAGAAAGTCGATTTCTCTAAACTATCGGAAGGGTATTCCTATATTGATATAGGAAGTGCAAGCTCTGTGAGTGGTTACAAGCTACTCCATCATACCTCTGACGGCAAGTCGCTGCAATTGGTTAAGTCCGCACTGTTCTCTTGCATGACAGAGCTTCTGACTAACCAATCGCAATATGGTGACTCTGCAAAAGGGATTCATGACCACCTTGCAGGGCATTACAAAGAATGCGGCATTGCGGCTCCAGAACTGAAGTCCTACACACCTGAGCAGTTGAGCATTATCTCTAAGGGTGCCTCTTTAGGGGAGTCGTCTGAAGATGATGGTCTTACCGGTAATGCGCAAACAGTAAAGATTGTAGGTGAGGCTGTAAAGGAGGCTACGAAAGCTACGGATGTAAGACTCAAAAAGATTGAGTCTATCATCACAGATGTAGCTATTCAGCTTTCTCTGATGGCTGAGTCTAACAAAGTAGCTACTCCAGCAACCCCAGTAACAACGCCAGACAGTAACGCCCATGATGAATTTGAGGCAATTACTGATGGTCTAACGAAGATGATTAAAGCTATGACACAGGTGAGCACAAAATGAGTGATACTCCAGCAGCCGATCCTTCAGTATTGAAGTCGCAAGCTATCGCTGAGATGCTTGCTACCGCCACGGAGTCCATCAAGACTATGCAGGCGGAGCACGAGGCCGACAAGAAGACCATCGCAGCTTTGACGCTTTCTGTCGAGAAGATGCAGAAGTCCCTGCTTGCCATGAAGGAAGCGCAGGTTGTGGACATGGCTAACCAGGGCAGCCTTGGCTTTACCGATAAAGAAATGGCTAAGTCCTTTGTCGAGTTCGGCAAGGCGGTGTTCAATGGCTCCGCCCAAGGGAACACTAAAGCCCTGAACACCCTGGTGGATAACGAGGGCGGGTTTCTCGTCCCGGAGGAATTCATCCCGACGCTGATTCGGACTATCGAGACCTTTGGTGTTCTGCGCCGACAGGCCCGTGTTTTCTCGATGCCTGCGCGAGACATTGCATACCCTCGGCAGACGAAAGGCACTGCCGCGTACTGGATCGATGAGGGTCAGACTATCATGTCTGACGAGCCTCGCTTCGACATGATGAAAATGACGACCAAAAAACTCGGTGTCATTGTACCCATGACCTCTGAGCTGGTCGAGGACTCCTCCATCGGTATTGCAAACATCATTCTCACGATGATCGCTGAAGGTATCGCCAAGGAGGAAGACCGCGTAGGGTTTAAAGGTAAGGTTATTACTGGTGGCGGTGGCGACGTGTACAACGGTGCTCTGTATGACCCGAATGTTGTGTCGTACTACACTGCGGCAGGTAAGGTGGCGTTTACTGACATCACGTTTGATGACATTGCAAACCTCACCACCATGATTGATTCTCCGTATCTCGCTGGTGCTGGCTTTAAGATGAGCCGCACGATGTTTAACCGAGTCCGTACACTGAAGGACACGGACGGTCACTACATCTGGGCACCGCCGGGAGGAACCTCTCCGGGTCTCATCTGGGGGTATCCGTATGAGCTGCTGGACATCATGCCGCAGATGACCGACTCCGCTGCCAATGCTCCGGCCATGCTGTTCGGTAACATGTCCGGCGTTTGGTTGGGCGACCGCCGCAACCTCAGCATTCTCAGCACGCCGATCCCTGGTTTTGTAACTGACACAACCCATGTTCGTGCGCTGGAGCGCATCTGCATCAGCGTCGCTGAACCTCAGAAGTTGGCAGTGCTGCGTACTGCTGCTGTGTAAGGAGAAATCATGCCAATCTTCAAAACGAACCGCGCTATTGCTACTGCGGAAACGCACCGCATTCCGAATAATTCCTACGTTGAGGCTGATGATGAAACTGCCTCAATTTTTGGTGACGCTATGGAAAGAGTTGCCGCAGTACCTCCGCCTCGCAAGGGGGTTGCTACTGTCGAAGTGATCAAGCTGCCTCGGATGCTGAAATCTAAGCCGGTCACAGAACTGACTGGGGGAAACAAGCCCCCAGTGAGTAGTGTGACTACCGGCGGCTCCCCCTCTACGGTGCCTGCTGCGTAGCCATGCTTACGGACAAGTTTCTTGTCCCCGTCGTGGAGGGCGTAGTCGCCCTCCTCGACATTAAGGGAGTGAACAGCAGACCCTTACAAGGTGATACTGTTTTAATGCAGTCAGCTAAGACAGCATTATCAATGGTAGAGACATATATTAACAGAAAGCTCTCGAAAGCACTATATGATGAGAGATATGATTACGTATCTACCGAAATCTTAATAAGGAACACTCCTATAGATGTAGTTAGTGGGGTTGAGATAACTGATATTGATGAAGATGTCGAAATAACTTCTGAGTATTTCTCGGTAATCAGTAATAAACTTATTAGACTTTCAAGATTTGCGTCATCACCACTCGATAATAAAAGCTATAGAGTGGTGTACACTGGGGGTTTTACGTCTCTAACTGAGGACAGCGATATATTACAAGGTCTAATTTCTCAGACAACTGCCGTATATAAAAGAAGAGACTCTACAGGGATAAGTACATATTCAGGGTCTGATATGACAGCCGTATCGTCTTCCGACAAAGGTTCGCTATTACAGAGTGTGAAGGATATGCTCGCATATAGGGTGTATTATGGGTCTGCCCGATGATTAAATTTACCATCAATAATGGGGTAAGAGACCTATCAGTAATTTCAGAGAAAACTCTCGCTGAGGTTCTCCTCGTTGTAAAGGATTGGGTTGACTCTGACCTCGACCAGGACACACAGCAGCAGCTTGCAAACAAATCATTACGACGTAGAACAGGTGATCTTGCACGAATGTCACGATGGCGTACTGAGATAGGGTACGCTGGTGGAGGAGCTGGGAATGGGTATAAAGTTTCTATCATCCTTGACTCCACACCATACGCCGTAATTCATGAAGATGGTGGCAGCATTGTACCAAAAACAGGAAAATATCTCACTGTCCCTATGCCAGCCGCTATGACTAAAGCAGGAGTGCTGCGAAAACCTGCGACGAGTTGGCAAGACACAACAGTTATAAAGTTACAAGATAAACGACTGTTTATAGTCAAACTTCGTGGAAAGGATAAACCCCCTATCTTCTTATTTGCTCTGAAGAAGATGGTACGTATAAAGCCAACACATTGGATTTCAAAAGCGATAGACGGAGCACTTCCTAAGCTGGTAGAAGCACTATGACGCAACTTAACCCAAATCTTGACACCGAAAGCCTGCTGTATGATGAGATCATGCGCAGACTATTGTCTATCCCTCTGAAGGTTCCTCCTGTACTGAAGGAGCCTTCTCAGGATGTAGATACCTTTCCTTGTGTATTCGTGGTTCCTTGCGGTGAGAATTATTCAAGGGATGATGTTTCAAAACCATACACGGTGGAGAAAGACATTCCTATCGTTTACTATGTTAATGGCGTAACAGAATCTACAGTACATAAGGTGTTAAAGGCTGCGAAGGAAAATATATATGCGGCTATAGAGATAGATACTGACATATCGACCAATCATTGTGGCTATCGGCAGCCTCTTGTATTGCATTATAATCGCGTTGCATCAAATCCACAATTTATAGCAGGGAAAATGAGCAACACGGCATATATAGAGGTTTTATATACAATGACATTTGTACAGTCAGCATATAACCAAAGGAACCAAATTCAAGAGTATTAAAGGAGACAATCATTATGATGCCTAATAAGAAGGAGTACACCCTTGGTAAAGGGTCGTTGTACCTCAGCTCCTATGATGCTACTACGGGCCTCCTGACAGGAGAGAGGCATTTGGGAAACTGTAAAGCTCTTACAGCATCTAACGCCATCGACTACCTCGATCATACTAACCACCTAAGCAAGACGGCCAGTCGCGATGTGCACTTCCCCCTGAAGACTACCCCGACGATCAAAGCGGAGCTGGATGAAATGTCACCTGATAATCAGGCTCTCGCTTCCCTCGGCACCCTTGTTCGTGAAACACAGCAGGCAGGCAGTATTGACACCACCTTTTCAGCATTCAAGGGGCGACGTACCGATGTTGGCAAACGGCGGATTGGTCTGTACCATCTTCCATATCAAGCATCATCCTCTCCCTCTCTGTTTGCGCCTGAAGAGATCGTTACAGGCCCGACAGGTGAAGGCACTGTTATTGCTGTGGTAGGGACTGCCACTTCAGGAACCCTGGTCATCTTGCTTACGTCGGGCACATTCTCTACCGGCGCAGCCCTATCTGGCAGCGTTTCAGGAGATGCCTTGGCCGCAGGCTCCGCCGTATTCAAACCAGGCCTTATTAACGTGCGCAACTCAGCAGGAGCGGTGACGTACTCTGCTGGAACTGACTACATCGTGTCAACAACGTTCAAGGATGACAGAATTGGTCGATTCTATATCCCTGACACCTCTACCATAACGGATAAATCATCTGTTAAGGTTCGCACCAACTACGAGGATGCAGAATTCTGGTCAGTTGCCCCATATACTAACCTGACCACTGAATATCAACTTCGGTTTGTATCAGATCATGCTCTTGGTCGTAACTATGACTTCACTGCATGGCGCGTCACCGCATCCCCTGACGGAGATAAAGCATATATTGGTGACGATTGGTCAACTCTGTCTCTGATGTTTGAGGTACTTGACGACGCAGCTAACCATCCTGAACATCCTTATATGAAATTCAACATCGAGGACTTGACATAATGGGAGCTGACTATCTTAGAATCACAGACAAGGATATCGCGCAGATCACCTGCGGGAAGGATGTGACAATCGGGACTACTCAGATCACCATCAAACCACTATCACTTAAAGTGATATACGAGGTGAGCGATATGCTCATTGAGTTCATGGGGGAGATAGAAGGGATTGGGGTTACTCTCGAAAATTTCAGACCGCATATTCCAAAGGTGGCGAAGCTGCTGATGGGTAAATTTTTACCCTTGTACGAGGCGGTCACTCGGATTCACCGGGAATCACTGGAAGCGGTTCCCCCAAACGTCCATCTTGAGCTGATTGAAGCCGTGATCAGCGTGAACTGCGACTCTGCTACGGGCTTCACAAAAAACTGGGCTGCCTTGACGACCGCTGTAGCCAAAGTGAAGGGGCTGTTCCCGCCCCCGAAGCAAGCCGCATAGGCGACCTGCTTGGTTTACTAATTCGTCAAGGCCACTCCTACGAAGCTATCCTTTCCTATCACCCCGGCCTGTTCGGCATGTTTGTGCGCGTCGCTGTTACTGAGAAAAGGCAGAGAGAAAAGAGAGAGCTTTCTGCACAGGCGAGCATGGCGATGTCCGTATGGGCAGGGACTCATTTAACGAAGGAAGGGATTTCAGAGTACACTGACGACATAATGCGTCGTGTGGAATCCTCTCCAGAGTCAGATGCAGATAACAGTACCAATCCTGTAGTTGTGGAAGAGAACTGGAAAAAATTCATGTCGATGTTTTGAGGGGACGTTATGGCTGGAAATATACTATCACGGATTGTAGAGATAACTATTTCCGCTACTGATAAGACAGGACAAGTTCTAAACTCCGTTTCTTCCAGTTTTTCATCTATTCATTCGAGTGCAAATTCAGCCGCATCTTCTGTAGTCGATATGATGCAGAAGGTGCGAGCTGCTGGGGATACTGTTTCCAGTAGTGTTTCCAGTAGTGTCTCAGCTATGAATACTGTAGCACAGAATGGGATTTCTATTATAAAAAAAGTGGAAGATGCTGTACAGTCAGCAGATACAAAAATACAGCAATTTTCAAGAAAAGTAACATCTGCTTCAAAGGTTCAGACCCCATCTGCTTCGAGATCGCAGGCTGATATAGTATCTGAAATAGAGAAAGCTAAATCTACCTATGCCTCATTCAGTAAATTAGGTGGTTCAGTTAGTAGTGACTTCCTTGATGCTGAATTTAAGAAAATGCGTGGCTCTGTTCAGGCCTTAAATCACGAACTGTCGCGCCCAGTAAAGTACAACATAACGAATACTAAAAGTGTTACTGCTGAGATAAAGAGGATAAAGCAGGAATTTGAAGCCCTCCGGTCTTCTGGCAAGGCGACTGCTGAAGAGCTTAGTGCGGCATACCGAGGGACACAGGCTTCGTTACAGCGGCTGACCGCTGAACTGGCCAAGCCCCTACGCCCGATGCAAGGGTTATTTACTACCGCCACCTCGCTGCAAACGCTGCTGGCAGGCATGGGGGCGGGCTACGCCATCGTCACTGCCATCCAGCAGACCAAAGAATTCGACGATAACCTGCGGGCTGCTGGGGCTGCTGCTGGGGCTACCTCTGGCGACCTCGCACGAATGGAGGATGCGGCCCGGAAAGCAGGGGCTGAAACTAAATTCACAGCCGCCGATGCTGCCAGTGCCTTACAGATACTGGCAATGGCAGGTCTTACCGTAGATGAGTCCATAGCCGCACTACCGAATGTCCTCAATCTGGCTTCGGCGGGTATGATGGACATAGCCTCAGCCGCAGATATTTCCACAAGTATCCTTGCCGGATACCAAATGAAGGTCAGTGACCTTTCACGGGTAAACGATGTCTTGGCGAAAACTTCCGCATCGTCTAACGTTGAAGTATCTGAACTGGGGACATCGTTCAAATATGCTGGCCCTATAGCAAAATCTACTGGGATCGAGTTTGAAGAACTGGCTACGATGCTCGGTCTGCTCGCCAACGCCGGGTACAAAGGATCGATGGCTGGTACGATAATGCGTAACGCTATTGCTGACCTATCTAAACAGACTTCCGCAGTTTCTGGTAGGTTGAGGGAGATGGGGATTGAAGTTAAGTCAGCTACTGGCGGGCTTAGACCTATGACGGACATCCTTGAAGACCTGGCAAAGAAAGGCGCGACTACTGAAGACATGCTGACTCTGTTCGGCAAGCGCGGTGGCCCTGGAATGTCAGCTCTTCTTGGGATGGGGATTTCGGCAATTCGTAGCTATAGAGAGGAAATAAACAATTCTGCGGACGCGGCCTCGCGAATCACGGGTATCATGGAGGGTGGCCTTGGTGGTGCCCTGCGTAGGGTCTCTTCGGCGTACCAAGAGGTTCAGATTGCTATAGAAAGAACGAGTGACCAGAAGTTAGTGGATTTTCTTACGCTCGTGCAGAACTCATTGCTCTCATCAAAGAAAGAGATAGCAGACTTTGTTGGTGGTGTTATCAGTATCGGTATATCATTGGCTTCCTCCGCGATAAGTGTAGGGTCATTTGTTGTTGAGCATTCAAAGCTAATACTCGTGCTTGGTGGGGTGACAACAGCACTCTACGCTATAGGGGCGGCAATAGGGGTTATAGAGTGGTCTAAAACCTTAACTTTTGTTCAAATACTTGCTAAGTTAAACCTGTCTTTTGTTGCTACCTCAGCCACAAACTTCTTTTCCGTAATCTCTACAGGGTTTACAGGGATTGTCACTCTTGCCACAACCTCTCTAACAGCTATAGGGACTTTTCTTACTGGTTTTATTGCCTCTAACCCGGTGCTTGCCGCTATAGCAGCGGTTATAACCGTAGCTGCTGGTGCTGTTCTTTTGTTTTCAGATAATGCAGAGAAGTCTGCAAAGAGACACCAAGAGCTTGCAAATAGTATAGGAGAATCTCGTAAAGAAATACAAGGCCAGATAGAAGAGCTAAAAAATATAAAGAAAGTTTTCGACACTGCTGAGGAGGGGTCGTCCGCACATATCAGAGCACAGGAGTCACTTGCTAAAGCTATGAAGGACTCTAACGTGTCTATTGATGATCATGGGAGGGTTATAGCTAAAGTTGGAGATGGTTATGTTGACAACTACAATAAGCTGAAGCTATATATAGACCAACTTGAGAAGCAAGATAAGACAGATTTCGCATTACAGCTTGAGCAGCAAGCTATCGCTCTGAAGAAATCGTCTGACGCTATTGTAGAACAGCGGAAAAGAATTGAGATTCTTACCGGTGGTAACGGAGCAGGTGAATCTAAAGTCGATCCTTTCCTTAAAGGAGCGTATGAGAATGAAATAAAGAAGACATACGAACTTGCTAAAGCCAAAAGAGAGGCCTCAGCAGCGATGACTGACATGGTTAGTCAGGCTGTCAAAGCAGGATGGTCTGTGGAGGAGCTTACCTCCACCCTAAATCAAGTCAATATAGAACCAAAGATTAGAGATGAAGTCATTGATAAATTCAAGTCTCTGATAAAGTTACAAGATGCAGCTATAAAGCAGAGAGAGGCCGCAGCCAAAGTCAGAAAGGACGTAGGGATCGAGCCTACTGAAGCTGATGTCACCTCTAAAATGTCAGATCAAGATAAAGCAGAGTACAAAATTCTAAAAGATACATTGTCTGATATAGATAAGGCTCGCGAAAAGGATGTCAAAAAGGTTACAGAGTATGCTGGGAAGATAGGGAAAGAATATCAGACAATGGCTGGCCTTGTAAAAGAGTCATCCAGTACCCAAATAGAGGCCATCAATACCGTCACGGAGGCCCGGCTTGCTGCGGTGTCTGTGTCAGGCGCGTCTGAGTTGTCTAAGATACAGCAAGAAACTGCTATCAACAGACAAGCATACGACGCAAAGGCACAAGTGATCAGAGAGTATATAAGTACGTCTGAGGAGCTATTAAGCCAGGAAGAAGAGCTATTACAAATACCGAACAAGACTATATCTGACATAAAGAAGTCTGAGACTGAGATTCTTCAGAACAGACGTGAGATATTCAGTAAGACAAAGGAAGAAAGTACAAAGACTGCTGATTCTGTTCGCAATGATACCGACAAAATGCTACAAGGCTCAAAGGAGATTTCTGATGCCGTAACTAAGTCAGAGTATGATATGCTTCTAAAGAGGAAAAGCAACTATAAGGAAGCTGCTACCTCGTACCAAACCATGATCACGTCCATGATCGGGGAGGAGAAGAAGCATCTTGAAGCCGTTCGTAAGGCTGAGGAAGAAAAAGCCGCTCTGAAGTTGACTGTAGAAGATAAAGTTCGCAGCCTTCGTCAGCAAGGTATGAGTGAGGAGATGAAATATGCGGACATTAAAAAACAGATTGATGAAAAGCAAGCGGCGGCTCGCCAGGCGATAGCAGCCGGTGAATTCACAAAAGGGAAGCAGCTTGCCGAACGGGCGATGGCTCTTGCAGAATCTAACACCCTAAAAGAGAAAGAAGGTGCGACACGGGATGATATTGCAAAGGTAGCTGAGAAAAATGCAGAGGCCGCCGCCGCCAAGGCTGCCGGTGAGTATGAAAAAGCCAAACGTCTAACAGAAGAAGCGATTAAATTATCAGAGACCAATACAAAAAAACAGAAAGAAGGTGTTTCCCAGCAACAGGCTGACGCATCAGTATCTTCAGCTATAAAGGAGGTTGAAGAGTCATCATCAATCATAGAAGACGCTCTTAATCAGACTGAGAAGGCGCATCAGAAGGCGGCAGATAGCATAAAGGCTCAGAAGGATAGTCTTTCTGTATCATTGCGCGAGGCTCAACAAGAGATAGAAGCATTAAACAGTAAGATAGAAGGAATAAGTGTAGCTAATATAAGTGTTCATCAAGATGGTGTCAAGGAGGCTGAGAACTCCCTTGTTGCTGTGTATAAAGCCCTCACTGATCTTGATGGTAAGATTGCTACTGTGAAGGTTGTTGAAGAGAAAACCCAAACTGAGTCACATTTTAGTGGTGGTGTAGCTGGGCTTGCCAGAAGTATATTCAAAGAGATAATATCACCTATCACCTTGAAAAAATCTGGATATATGCCAGGATACTCAAGTTCTGACGTAGTGTCCGCATACCTCGCTAAAGGGGAAGGCATACTGAATAACACAGCTATGCGGCATTATGAAGAAAGCGGGCTTGCGCGACTTAATGCTTTACAGGTACCTAAGCAGGCTTTATATTCTAATAATGTAACGTCACATACAGCTACGTCTAATAATGTGAGTACAGTCAGCAATACCACCATAAGATTTGATGGTCTCGGTCTTAATGCTAATCAGGTGGTCAAGACTAAAGCTGAACAGCTACTGGCAGCGGTAAGCGGGGGATGACAAATGGGTTTATCTGTAGTACCATCTTCAGGTATTATGCTTTCACCAGGAGGCCCTATTGAGCTTATAGATGGTGATATAATTGAGAGAGCTACTGGAGAGATTTCAGCATCAGTAGTGACCCCTATTTACGGAGACCCATATATAATAACTCAAGGGAGAAGAGTTAGTAAGTTTAGAACAAACTCTTTAAAGTTTTCAGCTATACCATCTACGTTTTCAGCACTAAGTGAATTGCTTAATACAGCTCAAGTTCCTTCAATATCTATGACATTGAACGGGACTGAGGTATTTAAAGGAATACTCTTATCGGTGTCTCACACAAAAGACTTGTCGTTTGGTGATGATATATATACAGGACAGATAACGTACCTCAACATAGGGTAGATATGGAAGCGAGAAAGGTTTATGGGTCAGGGACAAACTCAACTGCCCGTAATGTGTTAAGAATAACGTTCTCAGAAGCATTATCGGCTCCTCCCCGTCTGAAGTGCTTCGACAATCCAGACCTGAATTCAGTAGGCGGACGGTTACTTACGGGTACCGCCGGGAATGGGCTGAAATCAATGCTCAGTGCGGTAGCTACTACCGACGCAGCCCCATCCTCCGGGTGGAAGCCGTCGGTGGCAACCAGTGGCGGGGCCACAGCGAACCTACTCAAAGGGGATGTCAGCTACGTCAACCTGTCCAGCACCGCCCCGCTGGCTGGCGGTGCAGTACGCTTCAACCTCAACCTCGCCGCTCCGTTCGACCTCCCCCTTACCGATTCTCTGGGTTTCGTCCTGCTTGCGGACATCAACTACAGCGGTGCCGCACCCATCCTCACATGGGAGATGAACTCTGCGTCCGACGGAGGCACTGAGTCAGTGCCCGTGTGGGTTCCTTTCGCTGTAGGAATCAACGGAATTATCATAAAGTACACTGACGCAGGTGGTAGTTTATCTACACTTACGTTCCACAGACCAGCGGCAGGAATCTATGATCCTCCAGAACTGTGGTTGCTGAACCCGTGATATGGGTCTGATATTATTTCAGTCAGCAGAGGCCGAAGCTACACTACGTGAATACGTAAGAGGTTCTCTGGAGGTGTGGCAGGGTTTCCTTACTGAAATCGTTCATGGGAACCCTAAAGCCATAGATACCTTACGTGAGTACGTAGTCGGTGAACCTACGTTCTACACATCGTATATCACTAAAGGTCTTCCTGTAGCTCAATCTACAGAAGATAAGTGGGTTAGCGGAACATCTAAGCTGAATTTTCTGTGTCACACCCATTTCTCTGGAATGGATTTGTATGAAGCTGAGATGTATCAGGGATTCCAGTGGCAGTTTAAAAAGGACATGAACTATGGTGAGGATAAACTACCGCTCGACAAGGTAAAGGATTCCAGAGGCATGACCGGAGCATCTCACTCCGGGCCTGTAACCGGTAACTCCTTACATGCCACCACCCCAGACTGCTCTAAGGTTATTATAATTGATCCTGTACAAGGGCTTGTGCGGGTATTAAGTAGTACAGGTGACATACTGTTCAGAAAGATTATAAGTGTGGGCGAGTTCTATGATGTGATAACTATTACCGCATCCAATACGCACTACTTCTTACTTAAATGGGAGTCAGCTTCATTTAATGGCGGTAATAAGTTTTCTTTTCAAAAGAGGCTAATATCGGACTCGTCTATTGTGTACAGCCGACTTTATGAGACATTGCATGGGGAACCAGTGGCGGTATCCTCAGCATATATGAAGGGCGATCCAGTAGCCCAGACATTAAATGATGTTTTCGTTATCGGCCTACCTTCAGTATCTATTCAGTACCCCCCTGCATCGTATGTTATCGGGAAGTTGCAAGCTGTAACGGATGATTTTATAAAAGGAGAGCCTGTAGCTAAAGAGATAAGGATAGAGCTTAGGAAAGTGGGGTATAAGAGCGCAGATGTCTCGTTACAAGCTGACGACCGTAACATGTTCCCTGAGTTCTATAATATAGAAACAGATGTAAATATTCTTACTAAGCACTTATGGCCTATTCGCGTTAGTGATGCTGAACATGAACTCCCATTCCATGAAACTATTCCATATTATTATGGTCACCCGCTTCATAAACTAAAATCTGAAATAGAAGGGTTTACACTTGATGATACGTTCTATGTGCCTATACAGCATATTGCGTTTGACGCTATAGATCATATACCAAGAAACGCAGAGCGTATCATTAACACCAGACAGGTGACAGCTCCTCACCTCGTAGCTACAGAAACTAAATTGTATTTCGGTACCGTTAAATATAGAGGAGCATGGCCATCCGAGAACCCTACTAAAGAAGAAAACACAATAGATAGGAGGTCGTCACGAACCCTGTTTGTAGAGTTGAGCACTGAGTCATTCACCCCAGTATCTGACACCGTATGTGTATTCGCTTCTGGGGCAGCTGGAGTTAAAGCTAATGATAATATCGGTATTGTTATGCTTGACTTCTATCATAAAACAAACAGTGCAGGGATTATGCGGAATATGCTCGAAGGTTATAATGGCTCATTCGAGACTATAAGCACGTACCCTGAATTCAAGTATGATTACTTCCACAAGTATGCAACATTCTTCGTACTGAACTTAGACCTTTCATTTAAATCATCTAAACCGATGATACCGCCTAATTACAAATTAACATGGAATGAACACTACTTTTCAAGACCATTTAGCTATATCCAATTAACGTCTAATCCATTCCCAGGGTTGTTTACATTTAGTTCGGTAAATGATGGTGGAGATGATGATAAGTATCGATCAGTAACCCAACCTTGGTCGTATTTAGATACTGTAAACATTAGGGAGATGTCTATATCTTCCGACTATAAGGCTCGCGTTAATGGTCTAAGTCATCTAAGAGCTGGAGAGAATGAATATAACGGTCTTTTTCATCTCGTTGGAGATAGGATAGTATGGTTCTCTGATTTTATGACCTCAATTCAGGTCGATGCTCCCTATCACCATCCATCTGAATCATCTTCAAAATTCCCATTCACCAGATACTCATTTGATTCTTATAATTATGCAGAAGGGGTACGGTTAGGACTTTTCCCTGCGTACAAGACCCCTGTAAAGCCACACCATAGGATATCTGTTTTAGACTCATCACTTAATAAAGAGAGTGAATTCTATATTGATTCTGGATATCAGTCATTTTTGTGCGTCTCACTAAATGAGAGTAAATTTATTGTAAAGGGATCACCTGAAGCAGAGCATGAGGACTCGTACCGGTTCGTCATAGGTGATCTTAATGTTACAGACTTTATGAGGTCTGAGGTTATTATAGGTTTACCGGTAGCTACTGTATCTAATTTGGTTAAAGGGTGTCCTGTCGCAGACTCATCTGCATTTGTGAAGGGTGCTCCTGTAGCGTCATCTCTCGGATATACTGTGTCTATTAGCATAATAACTAATACATCCTTAATAGAGTCTCTCGATTTTAATGAACGTCCAGACTACTACATGTCACACCCCACAGGTCAGTCTGGGACATATCCTTATGGTGTGCGATTCTGGGAATTAGGGATAGGATACCCCGACGGCACTGGAATGTCATACCCGTTAAAAACTGGCGGGACTTACATCACACCTGATGACAACTATAAGAAGTTTTTTGGTGATAAACTATATTGCACACCAGAACAATGCTGGCTTCCTAAATTGCCGTACATTCTACCATCGCTACGATTTAATCGAAGCGACGGTCAGCACGATGCAACATTCCGCCCCTATGAAAGTGACATGATCCCTCATCCCGTGCAGTATATCGCGGACAATGTGAATGATGCACTTTTTGGTCTGTTCCGTCATCCAGAAGGCCGTAGCTGGATGAGCGGTAAATGGACACAGGACGGCCCCAATGGCAGCCCATCTATCCTATTACAGGGAGCCGATCTTGGATTTGTCGGGACTACGTTTGGAACTCGGCACCCCAATAACATAGGAAATGTTTTGTCTGAAGATTTCGTTGAGAGCTTAGGATCGAGTCTTCAGAGAAATAAGGGGGCGTGTGTGAACTTCCCCATCGGCGGTGTTCTTCATAAGTATTCAAAACCTAATTCACCTCCTATAAAATCTGTAATAATCCCTGGGTACGTTGAGGTCAATACCTCAGCAGAGTATGACAAGGTAATCACCTGTAGGTATTTTGGTAATTCACAGACCAGAGAGAGACTGTATGTCATCAGGGCATTAGGGAGACCTGACTACTTCCATACCAGCGTTCAGGCATATTTTCAAAACGCATCATCCCCGTGGGTGCGGAGACCTGACGCATCGTATGGATACACTGCATTTCTAATGAAGTACCCTCCCGTAGAGCCTACATCTCTACACCCTCACATTGAGCCAGCCTCTTATAGGTACTTAACAGGGGGAATCTATGACGCTCTCAATCCATATATAAGTGAGTTCGGAGATAGACTTAACTATATCCAAAACACAGGGTATCCTAACGAATATGAAGAACTACCTCTACCGGTGTTAAGAGGTTGGGTGCCGAGCGATTCAGGGGTTATGCCATTAAATACCGCAGACTATTCCCCTAAGAATCATTATCAGTATATGATGACCATGACTAATTTCTTCTCTGATGAGTCATATAGTTGGGACGGCTTATCTGGAGGGGATAATATCTTATATCATGTAGCTAATCATGATAATATGGTTAGGTATGAGCAAAAGCGTAATACATACGAAGTCAGAGACATCCTTGAATATGATTATGACTTAACATTTCTTAGAAGAATATCAATACCATCAATTATTCCAGAAAATGAGACTCTCCTGCATGTGACTGAGAGAGGAGGAGTTTTTTACTTTCTGACGCAAAAGAAAGCCGAAATAAAAAACAACTGGGCGCAGTTTCATGCAAAGAGAGGTATAGGAACTCCAATATCTCATGGGTACGAGGATGACAAGTATGGATTTATGTATGAGTCTATCAAGATATATACGGCAGCATCCGTGGCTTCGTCATCTGGTAGATTACTATATGAAATACCGTGGGCTGGGCATTCAGTTGGTGACATCTTAATTCAAGAGGTGACTGATACACACGTGTGGGTTAATTGGTCAGGTGTGCATAAATCACGAGCGGGTTCCTGCCTTGGTATGGCGGTCAGACTCGACGGTACTGGATTCACAGAAATCCCTTCAGCCATCGCGATAGTGAAAGATCACTATCAGCGTGGAAAATGGTCTGTTATCGCGTACACGAACACTGCATCAGGGGCGTTCGTATCATCTTTTGAACATGTTACCCGCAGGATTAAAGGGGAGAAATTCAACAGATACGGGGATGGTCGTGTAACATCTATAACCGTGCTTGACGAGCGCACACTTACCCCCATCAAAAGCGAGACCGCCTATCAGCCATTTGAAGAGACTGCATGGTTTACAGAGTATAGAAGAGATGTGATGTTTTCATGGAGTCCAGATACCTTATACCCAAGCGCGCCTCAACCAGGGTATGGGCAGTATGTGAGAAAAGTAGAATACCATTGGGTCAGCGGTAATCCTGTGGCTGTCGAATCCGTAGGGTCGGCGAAGCCGAGAACACGGATCGGTGTCACGTCCGGGGGGCCGAGCGTCTTTCCACTATGATTGCCAAATATTCGACATTTAACCTCCAGATAACCCCCAATGCTGTCCCTATGTGGGATGGTGTGATAGATTACACCCAAGTGTCTCAAGGTACGAGGAGACTGAGTGTAGAAGTCCCTCTAACGAAGGTCGGGGACAACAGGTACGAATATGTAGAGATTCCTCTGTGGGTTGAGGAGAGTACAGTAAAAAACGAAACCTCAATCTCCATGAAAGGAGTGCCATACTCTGTGCTCCATATCTCTAAACCAGCTCTTCCTTCGGTCATAGCTCCTTCCATGTCAGTTGTCAATGATGCTGGGAATGAGGTGGAGGAGACACGATTTATTCGAGGGAATTCTTTTAGGGACGCTGTTCTGGGCTTATTCAACTCTACCGGGTGGCGTGTTAAAATAGATGCTGATTATCTGTTAGACAAGCCAGTGGTCACAGAAGCGTCACCTGCTCTCGTTCTCAATGGTTCTATACTGGAGCAACTTGCAGAACTTCTTGGAAAGTTTACCCCATCTAATTTATGGGGACAGTCTCTTTCTTATTATGTTAATATATTTTCAGGTGAAATAGTTATCACAGCTCCCAATACTAACTCCCCTCCATCAAAGGTTAGTATTGATGCGATACACCCATTCGACCTATCAGTTCGCAGGGTTTTCATAACACCATATAAAAAATTATTCATAGAGGAATCAGAGACTGCTTTATTCAGAAGCATTGAGCATTCTAAAGAATACGCTATAAAAAACGAACCATATAACTACGAAACATCATCAACTATTGACGAATCTGACGGAGATGCTACAGAAATAATGGCAAGTCTTAGTGGAGACTCATTATCTCTTGGCGGTCTTATGTTGTCACAATATGAAGACGTTACTATAAGCCAGAGGACGGTTCGTGACATTGAATGGCACTGGGGGGGAACTAACGGCTCTAATGATACAGAGACACTACATTTTATTCATGGTAAGTCCACCAATGTTACCACTAAGACTGAATATACTTATATATGCGGCCCTCCTTATGACTCATTTGAGTCTGGATATTTATCATCACTCCCTACCAACTCACTCTTCCCTGACTCTATACCAGGGACACGCCAGCAAGTTTCGCGTGATCTTGGCTCCTCTCGAATTAGTGCTGATAATCATCCAGACTTTCTGCTTACTACCGACGGAATACAGCTACTGAAGAAAGAGACTATATCAAAAGAGACATCAGCCAGCAGCGGGTATTATAGGATAGGCGATGATTTATATTCAACACCCGCTCCAGAAGTAGAAGGAGATACAGTCACTACACGAACAGTCAACACCTACTCATACAATACTGACGGGATATTGACCGGAGAGAGATCAAGAAAGGAGGTTTATAAGGGTACTCAGATAGAGGTTACTGACTCATTTAAAACTATAACAAAAATATCCCCTCAATTAGCATCTGAAGTAGAATACTCTGTATCATCTAAATATAACGGTACGGTTTCTAATGAAACTCTTATTGAAACATCAGTTACTGATGTTACAGCACAGGTAGTGTCAGGCGAAGTATCTGGCCCTAAACCTACATCTGTTCTGTCGTCATCAGAGGGGACTACTGCATTACGTAACAAGCTAATCCATGAAAATATAGGGGTTGACTCATTTGGAACTATCTATACTACAGTTGAATTTCTCAACCTTGAAGAGCTTGAGCATTTCATTAAGGGAAACTTTATATTGGAGGCGGATGCCTCGTACTATGCGTCATTCTCATCACATCATATAGATGTAAGGGAGGCGTTAGGTGGGCTTATATCGTTTGTATTTTCAGAAGAGCCTAATGTACCTACAGTAGTTAATCCCGTAAATATGTCCAAAGAAGAACAAAACTTCTCAATGTTAAAGGAAGCTATGGCCGTTAGGCCGTTCTGTGTTTCCGGTATTTCCATGTCGTGGGATAGCGATAACCCCCCCAATATTGCAATCGCCCTCTGTCAATTGGTGTAGTATGCGAAGAACATCTACCATCACGAGCATTAGTCCGCAACATGGAGCTGGTTTGGTACGAGGATCACGTGGAAGAATTTCTCTCTTACTGACATCAGATAAAGTAGCTCCTACCAAGATAAAGAAGGGTGCAGCTATATATACGATAAATTCAGGCTCTCAGAAGGTGACTCGGTGAGCACCATCGCTCGGAACATCGTCCTTGCCAGCTCTTCTCGCATGGGACTCGCTCTTACCCGTCAAGGTAATTCCTTACAAATCACCAATGCGGCCACGCCAGGGTCGCGTGTGAGTGTTATAATGGAGGAAGGACTTGACGCAGGGGAGAGCAAGGGTCGAGGGGTTCCCTACAACTCATCTATCACTTGCGGAACTAACTCATCCCAGGCCAGCGGTGTAAATTTCGGTACTGATAACCCCCCACCAAGAACTTCCCTGGCCGCCACCGTAACTCGCTTCCCTGTAAGCCCCGTAACTCCTAAAGAAACAGACTGTGCTGCGGAGGATGGATATATCATAGTTGATTCTGACGGATACTACCTCATTAAGCCAAACTATGAAAATATATCAACATCACTTGTACGGTATCTCGGCTCAAACCCGAATTCCCTATGTCTCGTACATGCCATAGGGAATATTGAGCACATTCCAGTCCAGGGGTTACGTTCTACATGCAACCCATCAAGGTGGGCATACGATGATGGAGTGAGGAAGCATAGCGTACCCAGGGAATACAATATCTGGTGCTCTATGCCGATGATAGATAGTACGCTTGGGAAGTCTGTAGATCACGTAATACCAATGGATTCTGTCCATTTCTCCCATTATGGATATAATTTCTCCCAATGTGACGGTGCTGGGGCTAACCTTGGTGGTTGTTGTGTAAATAATGATACGGCATTCTTTAGTAGAAAAGAGCTATATGTGTCAATACAAGGTGTTGATTGGGTATCGTATGACACATTGACCTGGGACTACCCTGCGTATAACGGCCCAGCAGGAGCAAGGGGGATACGCAAGATATGGGGGTTCGATAAGGAGATTTCCTGCGGGACAATAGTTCTTAGTGGCCAGCCGGTACAGCGATTTCTTGATCAGGTGAACTATGATCGTTATTGCGAACTCACAATACATAAACTTAAACTAAACGACGCTCTCTCTTCCGTGTGTGACAAATATGCGCATAGGATGGCTCAATTCAAGTTCGTAGCTCATGATGACCCCGGCACTGGGAAGTCTTCAACTGACAGAGTCAATGATGAAGGAATACCCTTCCTACGGATTACTGAGACCTTAGCTTCAGTTACAAACCTCCCAGCAGGGACGACAGAACAGGGTGTGATTGATGCACTGTGGAATGCGCTGAAGGAAAGTAAAGCACATTATGATGCACTTACATCTGTTTACTTCTATCAAATAGGCTTTGGTTACGCTTATCAGGAGTCAAACAACACATGGTATGGATGCGCAATAGTTCTTGTTCAGGAGACAGATACTACCGAGAAGTACCAACAAAGTAGAATACTGTACACCGACCCTCCTGTAATGCGTAATCCTATATATCAGCAGGTTTTAGAGGTCATTTCTTCTCAATCTGGTCTAACTGCGATATGCACAGCACCTTCAGTTTCTAATGATTTATCAGGAATAGTTAGATCATGCTTCGATTGTAATTTTTCTCTTCTTGGTCTTGAATGGAGATATAAAGATAAGGATTATTTCTCTTATGACTGGCACTATAATGGTGACGCAAGTGAGGGTATAGACACAAGCAACCCGCATGAATACTACCCAGACATATTATGTATGGGAGGATTTATTCGTCCAAATAACCCATACGAATACTCAAAATTCTGGATTCAGCGAGATATTCGTAATGAATTCTTAGGTGATTATCGTAGAGATATCAGGGTAGAGCTTGAGGGGTGTAACGGTGATGCAGTCCCCCCTCCATCCCCGAACCCAGGGAACCGTGATTACTTTCGCACCACTCCAACCCTACTTCCAGAGGAGGTTGAGCCAGAGATGCACGGAGATACTCACGGGAATTGCAGGCTGTATATAGGAAATTGTCAGGTAGATGAAGCAAGAAGGTACTCACAGAGTGCTTACCTCAACCCTTGGCAATCATTGATGGTAGGGAGTGTGTTTTATACTGTCTCTGGATATACTGCGATAACATATACGATGCCAAAGATGCTGAACACCACTTTAAGAAAGTGGGATTACAGTAGTAATGGAAAGACCATAGATGTAAATGAGCTGTATTGGTGGCTTAAAATAGAATACTGGGCCGCAATTATAAATCCTTCCGGTGTTATGATTGCTCGCTGGAAACTACAAGCTGCCCCCCCAGACTTCTCATCTGGAGACCCCACTGGATATACACCTGAAGACAGGGAGTACGAATCAAACACTACACAAGAATACACATTTCAGCTACAAGGAATGATACAACCTATTTCTGTAGTTATTGAATTCCGCATCAATACCCAGAAACTAATCCTTATAGATAATGGAGCTGGGAAATTTAAAGAAGATCATGACCAAATTCATGGGTATGAGACAGTAGTAGCTGACTCACATATAGACTACTATACAGGAACAATAGACATAACCTTCGGCCCAGCTAAACCTGACAAAGATACAAAGATCAATTTATTTGCAATGGTAAAGAATCAGAAATTTTTAGTTGACATTGCTACTTATCAAGAGATAGTGCAGTACGAGAGCGATGTAGAGTTTTATCAGCCATATCAAATTTCTTTTGGAGGCGTGCATGTATTATTTCCTAATCTAACAGTGTCTGAAGATGGATCGGTTGCCGTATTTTCATGTAGAACGTGTGGGATAAAATTTGAGGCGAACCCACGTCTCGGTTATGGTGATGTAATGAAACTTACAAAATTGTCAAAGTTCTCAAATGACTATGGAAAAGGGCGGCTACAGGTGCAACTGTTTGATCTTACAAACATGTCTGGGACGACCCCTAAATCCCTGACATATCCTCTCTCCCTTCGAGAGACAACCGGGGACGTTCTCCTACTAAACTGATGAAAACACACAATAACCCACACTATAAGGGAGTGCTCAGACTCTCCTCCCTCCCTGCTGAGATACTGAAAATAATTCCTTTCCTCCAGAACGACTATATATCAGATATTAGAAAGGTTCTGACAGAATTTGAGAGTGTACTTGACGGGACTCTCGTCTGCGACAAAGATGAGACGCGGAGAACAATACAATCAATTCTAACTGCAATTCGTAAATCAGAGAATGAGCCAGCTACCGCAAATAACGACCACAGTGCTATCCAAGGACTTGCATTCGATAGCGTGGGTAGTGCTAACGAAGTGCGGACGCGAGATAGTAGAAAGCATATCCGGGATGCACTGGCCCGACTTAGATCAGAATAACATCGCCACACTGGTAGTGTTTGGGGTAATAATTCCTGATGGTGTGAATCGTAAATTTGAGAGGCGATCTGTATCATCTATTGGAAGCAGTTCAGGCTCTGTGGTAGAAGTGATCGTCTCTGTTGAGGTGCAGCGTGTTGAGCTGATATATAGGTTTCGGAGGGTTGCATGAGTGCCCCATCTCTTCCTAACACACTCTGCTTAGGTGGCGGGGTTTTAAAGATTAAAAACAGTATAAATTCTACTGAAGAGATTCATCTTGGATATGTTCGTGATTTTGAGGCTGGGGCTGACATAGTGACACAGCATCGAGACATCTACATAAAAGACGCGGTAGGTAGGATGATACGAGTCCCATCAACATCTGGAGTAATAAGGAGTGTAAACTGGACTGGAGGATTTGTGTGCGAGTCTATTACACGGCACCTAATTCAGAGAATTTGGCTTTTATGTGATGATTCTATTGATGGAGCATCAGTAATAAATATATCTGATCTACAAGCGGTGACACGATCACTGATATGGTATCCTGATTATCTGTTAGGGAACACCCCTGTTATCTTCCCTGCTGTTGATTTACAGGTTACTTCAAAGTTCCCGTTCAATTCAGAGACGTGGAAGTCTCTAACGTTTTCATTCCGCGCACTCTTCAGTAGAGATCAAGACACTTCACCAGTGATGAAAGTCCTATGAGCACACAAATAGCCACATTCACAGTGTCGTCTTTCCACGAGCTAAAATCCATTAAAAGGCTCCACCCAAAAAGGGTAATTATGGAAGGGGACTTGTGCCTTCTTAGTGGAGGGGAGAACAATGATGACATCTGCTTCTTTTCTGCTCATATCACTGATTACCCTATTACATCACTCCCATCTTCAGTAGGAAGCTATGATGGTAGAATTCAATGGAACATGGTCTCCAATGGATACTTCAGCGGTGGTGTCCCTGCGGGGTTGGAGCAAGATGGTCTTATCGCGTCACCCACCCCCCTGTGGGAGGTTGTGAGTATTAACCCTCCATTTATCCGTAGCTGTGGGGCAGTGCGAGAATTGTGGCCCAGCCTATATCAAGGGTTTTCCTGTGACAAAATTGACGACAATGTCTGGATTGTAACTACAAACATAACAAAACTAAATCTTAGCACGGGGGAGACAACCTTATACCCGGTAGGGACGCTCCCTGACGGGAACACTGAACTGTGCAACAATGGGAGATGTATAGCAAAAGACACTGGGACGATTCATCTAATAGGGGACGATAAAAGTCATTCAGTGTTCGATATAGTGACAGGGGTAATGTCATACGCTGCTAAATCACCTATTCCATATAATTACGCATCTACGGCATTATTTATAGACGCTTCACAGGAAAGTGGAAAGCTATTTTTTTTCTCAATTTACACGTACCCGTATGGAACCCCATACCCAGTGTACAGGTACAACATTAGTACAAACACATGGAGCGGGATTATATTTACATTCCCACAGTCCCCTAACGCAGTTATACCAGATATAACACGACCTGGTAAATTCTTGGTACTCGTTACAAATAATACAGTGTACTCTTTTGATCCGGTAGCTGAGACATTCACCCTGCTGTACACCCTTTCAGGGCTGACAGTATGTACTGAGGGTGGTGCCCCCACTTCGGCGGTGTGGGACACTGTTACTGGTGAATGTTGTGTTTTTAATGACATAGATGGGTATTTTCTCGACCCTTCTACAGGGGCTACGCGCTCGTCTGTAGGCTTCTTACCTAAATATTCGCCTATATATTTATGTGCCGCGTGTGCCGTAGGTGATGGTGTGTACTTTGTCCACGACCGCTATGACCCCTCTTATAGGCTTATAAAGGTCACCCCTTCCTTTAGGATGAGGAAAATAAGATGAATCTGTTCTCATGCAGCACACTATTCACCCTTCCTGATTCCCTAAAGATGATAGACCCTCTTGACTCCATAGGGGACGGGACTGGTCGTCCCTTATCCGTGGGGGACAGGGCTGTGGTCGCAGATGCTTTAGGAGCTATCGCCTTCTATGTCCTCAAGGAGGGGGTAGGGGTGGTGGATAGTGGCTTCATGGTGGTCGTACCTGCAAAAAATCCTGGATCATTCTACTGGGCCTGCTGCGGACGTTCGAGAAATAAGGTGTCCGCTATCTCTGGTGACAGGTTCCTCTTCCTCGGCGGGTCAAAGGTGCCCCCTGCGGGGTTCATTGGTGGTAGTGTTCCTTACTCTCTTATGTCCCTCCAGATTTACGACACTCCAGGGACTACAAATTACAGTTGGAGCGGGACTGGTGTAATAGGGGGTATGATGTATGTCGTATATCCTGGAACATTGTGTATTTGGAATTTAAGTACAGGAGAATATACTGAAGAGACTATATCTAATACAGAAAAAATGTGGTACACTCCAGGTCATTGCACCCTTGATGCAGGTAGTTCTAACTATATAGTAGATTTCTGCGGTGATTCTCTTACACTTAAAAGGTTTGATGTTATAGCGAAAGAAGCATCTACAGTACCGTTTCAGTTCACTGGTGGGTATTCTTCATGGGAAGACATTATTGGGTACGATGGGTACCCGTGGTTCGCCATTAAGGTTGGTAATTACTTTTATGGATGGTGGGGGAATGATGCAGCTACAGCAATAGGGGTTAAGGTCGATGTTATTACTGGTGTAGTTACCCGTATAGCCGATGCTCCTGGGTTCGTCGATGGTGGAGTTTGCATACCAGACCTGTATTCATTGCATATATACTTCATTAGCGAAAACTCCAATTCTGTGTATAAATATGATATCTGCTCCGACTCATGGGAGACATTCCCTAACTTTCCTGGTGAGATATGGTGGTGGTGGTGTGGTCATTTCGACACTAAAACTAATTCACTTATCGTTCCATCATTTTACAGTGATGTTTTCATCCTTGATATAGAGGCAAGAGTATGGTCACGTCATAAACTATCTGTTCCTGGAGATATGCTATATGGGAGCGTTCCCTTGTATTACAAGGGGGTAGGGACTATCTGGGCATTCGGTCTTAATAAAGGTAGTGATTATTTTCATGGTCTTATTTCAGAGGATAACCCATACTACATAGAAAAGATATGAAAAATTCTATAATACATAAAACAAGTTTGAGTGGTGCTAATTCTTTAGAGGAAGTGAGCCATTTAGATATCTTCGGAGACATGTCAGGGATTCCCGTCAGAGGGGGTGACATGTGCTTCGTAATCCCTGATGGGGGGCCATCATCAGTGTATATCGCCAGGAAGAAGGAAGCGATAGCAGACCCTCCATATACCATTGTTATGACCTCTGGGGGAGATTTTGTCTGGGAATGTTCATTTGTTGTTGACAATACTGAATGTGAATCCATAAAGGCTGTTAGGGTATCTGAGGACTCACCTATAGGGTTTTCACGAGTTATGTCAGGGCTATATTACGCCCAAAAATACCGTAGTGGGTATTTCCCGCAGCTTAACTACCCATTATCGTTCACCTGCGACAATATGGCGTATGCTCTAAAAAAATTCCTATCATACACCTACATTGGTCGGTGCGACCTTACATCCTGTAATGCCGTCAGTTACTACACTAACTACCCTGCTCCGTCAGTACAGCCGTGCGGATGCTATGATAACGGGATATATTACTTATTCAACACATCAACTAACAGTGTTTGGGTATGGATTGTACGGAATTCATACTGGAGAAACACACCAACTTCTATCCCTGGCCCCAGTCGCAGTGATGCTGCTGCTGTACTATGTGGTGGTTTTGTATATTTATTTGGCGGGGGTGATGTTTCATATCTCGACATATATAAATATGACCCTATGTTAGATATTAACCCAGGAACCCCTGGAGCCTATGTGCTTGAGGGGACACTTCCTTATCACGTAAGCGCGGCATTCGGTGCGGCTATAGGAGACAAATTATATATCTTTAGTGGTATAGACCCTATAAAGACGCTGGTATACGACACGGTGGCGAAGACTTGGGACACCTCAGTACCAGACTACTTCCCGGCAGGGATTGAAGAATTAGCATATACTACACTATTCCACAAAACATTAGGGAAATTCCTCTTCCTTCTGATGGATGACACCACCGGGTTAAGAACTCTTCTTATAGTTTACTTCGATCCAGTCACAAAAACATTCGGAGAGTTGTGCCATCATCCAATGTCGTATGACCATGTATATCCTGGAGTGACATATAATGAAGATACAGGAACTATCTCAGTCATCACCTCAGATAGTCAGAGGGTTGTGGAGATAAAGCCAATAACAGAAAATCTACTAATTGAGGACTAATGATGATCGGAAAGATTGCATTAAGGATGAAAGCATCACATAAGACCATAGAAGATATGGTATCTAAGGTTGATGTCGCGGCTATCACATCATCAGCCATAGATGGTGTTGAGGTTGTTCCTCTGAACATGGATGAGCCTGTTGTAAACGGGGTAAATCTGTATAACCATCGGTATCAATCAAACTTTTTCAAGGACGTGAAAAAAAAGGGAGGGGTAATCGCTGTAATTCGGAAGGAAGGGAAGGATATTGAGATTCTACATCATACAGACAGTGGGGATGTAGCTCAAAATGTCTCAGAGTTCTCTCCCCAGTTCGAGAGGTATAAAGAGTCAGCTTCTGTAGCCGCCGTATCAGTCGCGTTAAAGGGAAATTTCCACCTAAAACGTGGTCGTGCGTATTTCCCCAAGGCAGCAAGTCCAGAAGATTTCTGGTTGCTATTCTCTGAGACGGAACGTAATACCGTATTCGCAAGTTCTGATGAGAGGATTATTAAATTCGTGTCTGAGACTAACGCTCGGAAAAATGTATCCTTGAAAAGTAAGGAGATTAAAGAAGGGGTCTCCCTACTTTACACCTCTGGTGTAATCTCTAAAAGAACGTATCAGGAGGTGTCCGATGCTGACTAATCGAGAACCTGCAATATGGAACCCCACTACAGCATATCAGTCATCTCCTTCAGGTGTGACCGAAGTCCCAGAAGTGTTTGTGAAAGATGCTCGGTCTGGTCTCCCTGTCCCGTTCGCCTGCACTACTGGAGATGAGGATAGTACATTACAGCTTACCACAGTATGTGAAAATCAACTCGTATTCGATCAGATACTCCCTTTCACAAGAGATGGTGGAGAGACTGACATTACCTTCTCTGTTAGAAGGTCGAAAGCTGCTATTCTGATTTGCTTCTCAGATCAAGCATCGGTATCTATAATCGTGTGGGGTAAATCTAAAGATGGTGTACAGATACCGCTATACACTGGAGTGGTAAATTCCCCGACTTCGAGTGACTCAAACGGCATTTATCGCAGCTTCACCACCGTACCCTGTTTAGGGTGTGTGGGCGTGCTTGTAACTTATAACCCCCCAACCAGCGGTGAGGTCTCCATCTCTTTAGGAGTGATCTGATGTTTGAGAATGGTGTAATGCGGAGAGGAGATACGCTGGAGATAGGGTTCTTCATTACGTATGACGGTCGTCCAACATACGCCGATGGTGTCCTTACATTCACAATGAAGTCAGACCTTGGTGACCCTGACCCTGGAGCATTGCAGCATTCTGTGCGTATCCATGACAATCCGTCAGCTCCGCAAGGACTACTGGAGATGTCTGTCCCTGCGGCACTCACGAGCCTTTTGATTCCAGGGAAGTATTATTATGATGTACAGTTCGTAACTTCGGACGCGAAGGTAATAACTGTGTGGCCGCGCCCTGGGGAAGATGACACCGTTGAGGTGCAGGCCGATGTCACCCAATCTAACTCAATATTACCATGAGCTACGAAATAGTTGAAATAGGGGGACGACGTTCGATAAATGTTATAGGAGGTCGCTGTGTTGGGACTAAGCCTAACCCTATAACCATAAATACATCCCCATTAAAGACCCTCCTGAACGAGAGGATCGTCCATGCCGTTGACCTGCGAAAGAGAGTTTCAGTTGAGGTGAAGGCCTGGCCTGGAGTCATGATAGGGAACGGCCCAACGATGACTACGGTACTTAGTGTCATTGAGCATTCTCCTGCTGGTTCTGAGTTTTTCCTTGATTCGCATGGTACTTCATATATCAGAAGCAGGGATTACGGAAATTTACGACCATCTCCTGATATATTTTATACAGATGAAGCAGTTCAGATATACCTTAATGGCACTAAGCAGGTGAAAGGTGTTGAAGTGCTGTGGACATCTCTGTATTCTTTTCTTCTAACACTGGCAACTGAAAACGGGGATATCCTCGAAATTATTTCATAGGAGTGTTCTATGCTGTCTGATCACCAGATCGCCCTTCGGGGTAGCGATGCAAAAGGGACTGGAAACTATCCTACTCACTACGATTTTATGAACAAACGCACTATCAGCTCTGGCGCGTTTATTGAGGGCGGGATCGCCGTCAATGGGCAGTTCGCACTGATTTCCAGCGCGGTCATCTCAGGTACCCTTGCCGTCGGGTCGGCCTCACAGGAGACCACAGGTGGATTTGTGGCGGCTGCCCTACCCGGTGCCGTCGGCACTGCATCGGCTTCAGCTTTCTTTCTTGCGGGATATGACTCTGTGGGGAACAAATGTGAGCTGCGACAGGCTACCACCAACGACCCTATTACCGTCGCCGGTCGCAAGGTGTTTGGCCTGGTGCAGGCCGATATTGCAGCCGCCGACGGCACCGCCATCGGTGCGGCGGGCAGTGAGAATGTGCAGGTCGCTTTTGTCGTGCGGGCGGCTGATGGTAGCTTACAGCTCGTCTCCATCACAGACACTATCGAGATCGCATTTCCCAGACTCACCGCGCTCCGCCATGAGCCTGCACTGAAGGTTGAGGGTTCTTCGCCGGAGCAGGATGTGGTGATGAGCCAGCCTCGCCCTCTGAGCTGTGACTATGAAGTGACTACCCGGTACCTGAAGAATGAAGTGATCAGTCTGCCTACCGGTGCTGGTGCAACAGCGGGTGCGGCAACACCGGCGGCTACTGGTGACACGATTTCCAGCATCGGAGCTACAAATGGGGAATTTATGTCCGATCATCGGATTGTAATCTCTCTGAATGGGGAAGAGCTGGTCAAAAATCGTGGAGTGTTCTGGGATTCAGGCAGCACATACCACATCTCCGTACCTATGGAGGTCGGCGACGTGTTCACCGTCACAGTCCCCGCCAACATCTGATGTACGGGCCGGGAGACCGGCCCTAAAATCATGCTATCTCAATGGCAGATAAGTGGTATGAATTTTGCAACCGTGTCCGAAGCTGCGTCTGGTGGACGACACGGTGAAGTATGCTTTGTGTCTGAGACAGACACGCTCTACAAATATAAGGAGTCTGGCAGAGCTGCAAATGGGAGAAGCGTACTTAACACCCACCACCCCGCGCACAGATGGATAGCTGTAGCTGGAAAGTTCGCGCCAAAAGACATAGCCTTAATTATAGCACTTGGTTAATGAATATACTATTTAGCGACTACACATTCATTCCCGCCGAAGGTAAGGTGGTGTTCAATTCATGGCCGTCACAATCAGGGCCTGTCGGCGCAGAGAAAATTCTGCTAATAACAAATATCACTAAAAAAGAACAGCTATACTCATTCAACGACCCTGCATACTCAGGGACATTTTCTAATGGGGTTCTCGTACTTGATTGCAGCACATCAGGGATGAGTGGTTCTGACGTATTACAGATTTATCTGTACTCAGATAATGTAACAGCATTATCTATAGATGAGGGCCTCGGATCAGTAAACACACCATTATCTGTAAATGTTGTTAATTCACTTCCACCTGTAGGAACGAGCAATCGTCGTAGGTACCTTTCATTATCATTATCTATTAACGGGGGGATTCAGTATGGTTCTATAGGGACTAATATGAATGTAAATGGGTCATCTACTCCGTCTATATTTTATTGTTCAGCTCTTCCTGATAGAGATATACATATAACATCAATAACTATTCTTGTCGCCGATCTTAATGTAGCTCATAATCTATTTGGTAAATTATCCCCTCTTGGGCATGGATTTTCACTTATAATGAAAGACTCTGGAGTGTCATCATATATAATACATAAAGCTAAGACAATAGGGAGCATTATAGTACAGTCAGGAGGTTACTTTGGATTCGGGAACGACATCAAGTCATGGGAAATCACTAACTGGGCACCTAATCAGGATGCGACCATAATTACCATTCCGGTAGGATCGCTGATCCCTGAAGGCATACGGCTTGGTAGGGGGACGCAGGATAGAATAGAGGCTGTTGTCTCTGATGATCTTACAGGACTTGATAGTTTTACAGTCAGTATATTAGGATATACGAACAATTAAAAACATGAGCACTATAGACGTAACTCCTGAAGTATTCTTTTCATATCGACGGTCTGCAAACCTACCTTTCTTCATTTCGAGTCAATATGAGGAATTTGTAGAGCTATACCTTCAAGCCTCAGAGTCAATACAGATGAGGTGCCGTGAAAGAGTCACACACCCTGAAGTAGCAAGAGCATTACCTTACGCAAATGCTCCTGTAGCATTTACTAATGTAAGAGACGCATCACATGATTTTGGGAATTCTTCCTCATGGGGGTCAGGAGGTTCTACCTATATCCTCGCTCCTTCACAAAGTTGTATCCTTTATCTCGAAAAGCTGTCGGCAAGATTTCCTGAGAATGTGATGCTATCGTCTGAAAACCCGCTGGTATTTTCAGTTAAGAGAGCGATAACCGGTTCAGAGGTTGTCGAGGTGTTGCGATTTGAATATGAATCTGTTAATGATTTATTACTTAGAACCAACGAACCAGTGGGTAGGCTCCCTCCAGTACCCCCAGACCTCCACGGGAGGCTGTTTGTTGATTTTAGATTGTCAAGTATATTCTCTGGGGGTGGTGGTTTAGCTATATGCGCCCCGTATGACACGATTGAGATTGGGCCGAAAGCGAATACGGCATTCTTAGGAGTAGGTGGTGTTGTTCTTGAGTCTCCATCTTGGGTTCTATGCGAGGGTAAGGAGACCCCATTTTACTAATGTGCGAGGTTCGTGATTTGTTGGTTCTTGTTGTTGATGATAATATTATCAGGAGAGATAATATTTGTGCTCTCCTATATTCTCTCGAAGTTAGTAGGATAATATGTACATCATCTGAGGAGGAGGCGATAGCTACACTAACCTGCTCAAACCTACAGACAGTTGATATTATCTTAACATCACTTAACCTAAAATGCGAAAGTATAAAGGTATCTCTTAAAAAGATACAGTCGCTAAATGTCCCACTATTTGCATACTGTCATGGAGGGAGTGAGCTTAGTCATCTTTCGGCCGTACTTAGTGGCGCGTATGATTTCTTTAATATCGGCTCTGCTGACTTTAAGACTAAGTTTCTGCATAAGATGAGGAAATGGGTTCATGCAATTTGCTCTAAGGAGAAATGATGGCAATCTCTGAGTCGGCTTTCAGTCATGAATTATGTCAAGAGAGACGTGATCATCTTATCACTAAAATAAATGAACTTGATAAGAAGGTTTCTTCTAACCTAAGCATTAACTCTCTTCTCTCTGAGTCAGTAAAAGAATCATTATCGAGGGCTGTATCTGGTGTAGAAGAAGACCTTAATCGATTTGAAAGCAGGATCAGCGACCTTAGCGGGGATATCCAGCAACTACGAAATGAAATTAGTAAACTGTCTAACTGGGTTCAGAAATGTGACGAATCTAAATTATTAGATATAATAGAGGACTATAAGGAGCTGAAAATTAAGATAGGGATTTATGCCACTATTGTCATCGGCCTACTCACTTTTATAAATATTTTTCTTGCTCCTTGGCTGGTAAATAAGGTATCATTATTTTTAGGATGAACTCTAACCAAGGTAAGATACCATGAAGATACAATTTACCGTAGCACTCCCACTCGCGGCCATAACTTCCCTAATCACCACCTCCGGGTGTGTCTCCTCATACGGGGATTATGCCAAAGCTGTACAGGAATCGAATATCACTGCACAGATCGCTATAGAGCAGGCGGCTGCGGCTCGCGAAGCACGCCGTAACCAGCACCAAAAAGATATGACCGCCCTGCTGATGGAGAGCATGAAGAATATTCCAAAAGGAGATACAACAACGGCCGTACTCCTCCCCACCCTGTATGGTGTGATGGTTGATCGCTATGGCATGATGGAGATGGCGGCTCAGCTTCAGCAGAAACAGCCGACACAGCAGACTGTTGTCGCTCCTGCCTCCGTCGGTGACGAGGTAGCTAAGATCGCAGGGGCTGTCGTCCCCATTGCCGGTTTCGGTGCGGCGGCCTACGGCATGAAGGCAATATCTTCAGTAGGAAAGGCTGCCATCGCTGCGGGCGGCACGCATGTGACTGGGGCGGGAGCGATGATGGTCAACGGCTCCCAAGTGGGGGATGTTACTCCCGGAACCAAATCAGTCATCCCCGCTGAACCAGCGGCTGTTGATCCAGGGACTGTTGATCCAGGGACTGTTGATCCAGGGACTGTTGATCCAGGGACTGTTGATCCAGGGACTGTTGATCCAGTAACCCCTAAATAACCAAAAAGGCATGAATCGGACGCTAAACCAATAGGAGATACACATGAACACCACGAAATCAATGGTAATGTCTTTAGTCCTCGCTTTCAGTATTACAGGGTGTGGCTTAAATACAGAAACCCGGAACACGATACCTGCGTATTCGGAGGTAGATATCGGCAGGATCAATGATAACCTACAGACTGTACGTGAACGAATGATGGCTGCTAAACTTGAAGGAAAGTTTACAGACCAAGAGTGGGGTGCCTTATCTGAGTTCGACATTACCGCCAAAATAGCCTTGTCTCGGTATAAGATTATGCTGATGACTGACGGTAAATACGCAGATAAAGTTGAATTACTCGCCATCTGGAATAACGTAGCTGGGGCCTACGCCAAGGCTCGTTCACAAGTTGTGTCGAAGTGGGACACCTTACCGGAATCTACCCGCGCATCACTCACTCAGCTTGATAAAGAAGCATCTGAGATATCAGTTATCATGCAGGAATACAGTAACGGAGGAGATACTGTAGATACAAAAGCTATAGCAGATAAAACTCTAAAGGTGATCTGGATTGCCATGCAGATCACAGCGGCGGTGCTATAATGTCTGAGATAAAGCCTGCAATAAAGACTCTCGAAGGGTCACTGTCTCTTGGGGCGGTTGTGACTTCCATCGGAGCTTCTGTCTATTTTGCGTCGATATACTTCCATAATTCGTCTGTTCCTATGGACGCGATAATGGCAAAGGCCACGTCAGCTAAAGAGATAGCTGACGTGTACGCGGCTATTCAGGACGGTAACATTAAAAGGGTGGGTGAGCTGATCTCTGCGGTGTCGCCTTTTCTGATGTTTGCATATAAAACTCTGGCCAATCTCGTGGAAGCGAGAACATTACTGAAGAGGAGGGGCGATGCAGATAATCCATTATTTAAGTAGAACTAAGAAGAGGGTTCCATTGCTTGTTCCTTTCAACTTCATCTTATCTCCAGACAATTATATTGAAGATGTTAATGATTGCTGCGGTAGTGGTGGGTGGTTGAAGCAAGCACTGGTACCAGAGACTATGTACGGTCTTAGGATTTCTATGGCGTGCGCCATACATGATGAGATGTTCTCTTCAGCACCACCAACCTATGAAGCGTTTTATATTGCTAATGCAGTAATGTGCTTCAACCTGTTGATAATTATATCAACTCTCTCTAAATCAAAATTTATGATGGCTCTGAGGATAATTAACGCTATGGGATACTTCATGGCCGTTAATGTGTCTATCCCTGCCCTCAATACCTTCTGGCAGCTAAAGTACGATCAGCACCACACTGTACCTGAGTATGCCATGAAGTACGTAAAGGTAGATCATGATAAGTAATTTTGATCTTGGGTTTGAGTTTGTCATCGGGATAGAGGGGGGAGAGTCTAATGATAGTGTAGATGCAGGAGGACTCACTAAGTTCGGAATATCGCAGACTGCATATCCTAAGCTCGATATCCGATCATTATCAATGGGAGATGCAAAAACTATATATCGTGCGGACTATTGGAACGCAGTGGGGTGTGACTCTCTCCAATCACCACTCGATATCATAACATTCGACTCTGCTGTAAACTGCGGATGTGGTCGTGCCGCTAAATGGTTACAAGAAGCATATAATGAACTAAACCCAGAATCCTGTATCCCGATTGATGGCGACTGTGGCCCTCAGACTGTAGTTAGGGTATCGCTCGCCCCTACAGATGCGATATTCTGGCTGCTAATTTCTTACCGCATTTCATTCTACACTAACCTCTGTAGGGATAAACCATCGCAAAGGAGGTTTCAGGATGGATGGATGTTCAGAGTAGCTAAGTTGCTTTCATTCGTCGCAAAGACACCGCAATTACGGAAAGCATCAACTGACACTGAGGCGAGAAATGCTTGACGAGCGGGCTGTGCTGTGATATATTCTACCAATATCTCGAACCGCAGGATGTCGGTGCGGGGTCGCATCCACACATTATTCCTCTTAAAAGAGGGAAGGCGGCTTACCAGGTAGGGCAGAAGCTGGGTGGTTCAATTCCATCTTTAAGTCGGTCGGGGTAGCATCCGATCACCGTCGGTTCGGGGAAGCTGCGGAAGAAATTCCGCAGCTTTTTTATATCGTCCGAGGACAGCTCGACACCCACGGCAGCCCGGCACGCCGGGCGGGGCTTCTTCTCTATCATGCCTGAACCGCACCCACGGCAGCCCGGCACGCCGGGCGGGGCTTCTTCTCTATCATGCCTGAACCGCACCCACGGCAGCCC